ATTAGAATCTGATATTGTTATAGTCGATGAGTCTTCAATGGTTGATATCTGGTTGTTTAAAAGATTACTTGATGCCATTGATTTTAAACATACAAAACTTCTTTTAATTGGTGATAATGCTCAGTTACCTAGTGTATCATGTGGAAACTTACTTCATGATTTTATGGAAGCAAATATCATCCCAACTGTAACACTTAATAAGATTTTCAGATATTCAAGTGGTGGATTAATGAAAGTTGCAACAGATACAAGATGTTGTATACCATATTTATCAAGCGAAATGAAAGCTAAAGCAACTACATTCGGAGGTAATCAAGACTACACATTTATTGATTTGGCATCAGAATCAATTCCTAGAAGCGTAGTAGGGTTATATAAAAAATTATTAGATAATGGTAGCAGCATTGAAGATATTCAAGTTTTAACAGCGAAAAATGTTGGTGATTGTGGAGCAATTGCACTTAACAATATGATTCAAAGAGTTGCAAATCCTAATTATGGTAGCGAAGTAAATATGAAAGTTGGAGACACAGTATATTACAAAGGCGACCTAATACTTCAGACAGTAAACAATTATGATGCAACTGTTGACACAAGACACCTACCAGATGATGATGGTGAACGTACAGTGTTTGAACATGACGAAGAAATTACGGCTTTTGTTGCCAATGGTGAAACTGGTATTATTAAAGAAATTTATAATTCATATGTAATCATTGATTTCGGTGGAATCCACGTTAAGTATTATAGAACTGATATGAATAATGTTAAGTTGGGATATGCAATATCAATTCATAAATCTCAGGGTGGCGGTTTTAAAAAGGTAATCTTATGTACGCCACAAAGTCACATTTTTATGTTAAATAGTAACTTATTATATGTAGGTCTTACACGTATGAAAGAAAGAATGTATCATTTAGGAACTTTACAGAGTGTTAATCAAGCTGTTAAAAAGAAAGCAAACTTAACTAGACATACATTTATGCAGGAACTTTTGAAAAAATCCTAAAAAACCTATTGACAAATAATTACAAATAGTATATAATACTCACATAACAGCTCGTAACTGTTAACGTTATAAAGGAGTGATAAAATGAGCGATAAGAAAACAAACAAAAACAAGTGTAGTTTAAAATGCAAAACTTGTGAACATTACAATCAGATTGGCGATTTCTGTAGAGAAAAAGGCATTGACCATTGTAGTCAGCAGGTTCATACAGATTTTTCAACTTGCGACAGTTTTTTAATTAGAGAAAATCTAATCATGTTTTAATGGAGGTGAAATAGTGAATCATAGTGAATTAAGTTTAATGCGTGGAATGGTTTCCGTACTTAATGAAGCAAGCGATGCTTATTATAATGGTAAAACACCGATTATGACAGACGAACAGTTTGATATGAGATTAGAAGACCTTAGACAGTTCGAAGAAGAAACTGGCTTTGTGTTTTCTAATTCTCCAACGCAGAATGTTGGATATAAGGTGTTAACAGAACTTAAAGAAGTCGAGCATAATCATCCAATGCTTAGTTTAGATAAGTGCCATACAATTGATGAAATTGTTAAATTTGCAAATAATAAATATCTTGTTACAAGTATTAAGCTGGATGGGCTAACTATATCATTATTATATGAAGATGGTGTGCTTGTAAGAGGGGAAACAAGGGGAGATGGTCATGTAGGTTCTGATGTAACAGAACATGTTAAACAGTTCTTAAATGTACCATTAAAAATTGATAAGACTGGAACGTATATTGTTGATGGTGAAGCTATTATTACTGATGAAGATTTTGCAGAAGTAAATAAAAATGGAGAGTATAAGAATAGTAGAAACTTAGCAAGTGGTACTTTGTCTGTGCTCGACACATCTTTAGTAGCGAAAAGAAAATTAAAATTTTTTGCTTGGGATATCATTAAAGGTGGATGCAGTGACAGTCTTAGAAATAATTTAAAAGAAGCAAAAGAACTTGGATTTGATGTAGTTCCAAACTGGCTTGCAAGTACTTTAGACCCAAAGAATCTTGAGAGTAATTTAGATTATGTATTTGATTTTGCCGCTGAAGACGGATTCCCTTGTGACGGTATTGTGTTCAAATTTGATGATATTGAATATGGTAAATCTTTAGGTGCTACAAGCCATCATTTCAAAAATGGTATTGCATATAAAAGAAAAGATGCAGTGTATGAAACAGAATTATTGGATATTGAATGGACTATGGGCAAAACTGGTGTATTAACTCCAACTGCCGTTTTTAAAGAAGTAGAAATTGATGGTACTATGGTAAGTCGTGCCTCCGTACATAACGTTTCAATCTTAACGGATTTAGCACTTATGAAAGGTGATAAGATTAAAGTATATAAAGCCAACATGATTATTCCTCAGGTAAAAAGAAATGTAAGTGCAGAAATTAGAGATAATATTGGTGGAATTACAACAATTGATTTACCAACAGAATGTCCTATTTGCAAAGCGAAAACAGAAGTTAAGAAAGATAACAATACAGAAATTCTTGTTTGCACAAATCCACATTGTAAAGGAAAGTTATTGGGCAAATTAACGCACTTCGTTTCTAAGAACGCAATGAATATCGATGGAATGAGCGAAGCAACATTAGAGTTTCTTATTGAAAGAGGATGGGTAAATTCATTTAAAGATATTTATAAACTTGATTATTATAGAGAACCTTGGAAAGAATATGATGGTTTTGGTGACAAATCGGTTGATAAATTATTAGATGCGATTGAAGAAAGTAAACATACAACATTAGATAGATTTATTTATTCATTAAGCATCCCTCTTATTGGTAGAAGTGCAAGTAAAACAATCGCAAAATATTTTGATTATGATTATAAGAAATTTGACGATGCTTGGGATTCTGCATATGGATTTGATTGGACTCAGTTAGATGACTTTGGTTCAAATACAAATACATCAATGATTAATTATTATTTGGATAATTTTAAAATGGTTTCAGAACTTGCAGAATATTTAACATTTGAAAAACCAAAAACAACTTCTAATTCAAATAGCTTAAATGGTAAAACATTTTGCATTACTGGTTCTTTAATTTATTTCTCAAATAGAGATGAAGCTAAAGAAAAAATTGAATCTTTAGGTGGTAAAGTAGTTAGCGGTGTAACAAAGAAAACAAATTATCTTGTTTGCAATGAAGCATCTAACTCTTCAAAATATAAGAAAGCGACAGAGCTTGGAATTACAATCATTTCTGAAGTTGAGCTTGCAGAAATGTTGAAATAAATAAAAAATAAAGTTATAAGGAGGAATGTGGTTATGGTTAACATTGTTGTTAAACGCGATGGAAGAGAAGATGTCTATAACCCCAATAAGATTTGTATAGCAATTGGAAAGGCTTTTAAAGATATCGATGGTGATATCACAGATGAATCAAAAGTAATTATTGATAGAATTACAAATCAGATTACAGAAACTGGCAAAAAGAAAATGTCTGTTGAAGAAATTCAAGACATTGTAGAAACAAAATTAATGGCAAGCAATCGTAAAGATGTTGCAAAACAGTATATTTTATATCGCAATGAAAGAACTAAGGCTCGTGAAAGAAATAGTAAATTAATCAAATCTGTATCAGAAAAACTTATGGCTAAAAACGTACAGAATCAGAACGCTAATGTTGATGAGAAGTCGTTTGGTGGTCGTATGGGAGAAGCAAATGATGCAGTAATGAAACAGTATGCATTAGATTATTGTATGTCTGAGATGGCCAAAAACAATCATTTAAATAATGAAGTTTATATTCACGACCTTAACTCATACGCTGTTGGAATGCACAATTGTATGAGTATCCCATTTGATAAATTGCTTGCAAATGGATTTAATACAAGACAGACAGATGTTAGACCAGCTCAATCTGTAAGCACAGCATTTCAGTTAGTTGCTGTAATTTTCCAGTTACAGAGCTTGCAGCAGTTCGGTGGTGTTTCTGCAACTCACTTAGATTGGACTATGATTCCATACGTTAGAAAGAGCTTTGCAAAGCATTTTAAAAATGGAGTTAAATACATTTTAAAAGATGAAGAGTACGCAAAGATTGTTCCAAAAGAATTGTCATTTAATGACCTTGAAGCAAATTCAGAGCAGAACAAAGAAGCATATAAATATGCAATGGATATGGTAGAAAAAGAAGTACGTCAGTCTGTTGAAGCCATGTACCACAATTTAAACACATTACAGTCTCGCTCTGGTAATCAGTTACCATTTACATCTATTAACTATGGTACTTGTACAGAACCAGAGGGTCGTATGGTGACAAAAGCATTACTTGAGGTATCTATCGATGGTATTGGAAGTCTTCATAAAACATCCATTTTCCCTTGTGGAATCTTCCAGTGTATGAAAGGTGTTAATAGAAAACCAGAAGACCCTAACTATGATTTGTTCCAGTTAGCATTAAAATCTACTGCACAGAGATTGTATCCTAACTATGCAAATGTAGATTGGTCTGGAAATGCTGGATATGATATTAATGACCCTCAGACGTATTTCAGCACAATGGGATGTCGTACTGCAAATGGATGGGATATTAATGGATTAAAACAGCAGAAAGATGGACGTGGCAATATTTGTCCAGTAACAATTATTATGCCTACTTTAGCAATGCAGGCAAAAGAATCTTTTATGAGTGAATATGACGACAATATTGTTGAAGTATTTATGGAATTATTAGATAAGAAAATTCACGAGGCAAAAGACATGCTTCTTGAACGTTTTGAATGGATTTGTTCACAGTCTCCAGACTCGGCTAAATTCATGTATGAAAATGGAGTAATGGAGGGATATATTCCAGAAGAGGGAATTCGTTCAGCTCTTAAACATGGAACAATTGTAATCGGACAGCTTGGGCTTGCAGAAACGCTTGAAATTCTTATTGGATGCAATCATACAACAGAAAAAGGTATGGAGCTTGCTAAACGCATTGAACAGTTATTTAAAGATAGATGTGCAGAATTTAAAGAAGAGTACAAATTAAACTTTGGTGTTTATTATACACCAGCAGAAAATCTTTGCTTTACAGCTATGAGTAAATTCAAAGAAAAATACGGTGTAATTCCTAAAGTTTCAGATAAGAAATTCTTTACTAACTCAATGCATGTTCCAGTTTGGGAAAAGATGAATCCATTTGAAAAAATTGATATTGAGTCTCAGTTAACTGGCTACAGTAGTGCTGGATGTATTACATATATTGAACTGGATTCAACTGTTAAAAACAACTTAGAAGCATTAGAAGATATCGTGAACTATGCTATGGACAAAGATATTCCATACTTTGCAGTAAACGTACCTAATGATACTTGCATGCAGTGTGGTTATACAGATGAAATCTCTCATATGTGTCCTATGTGTGGTGGAGATGAAATTCAGAGACTTAGACGTGTTACTGGATATTTAACTGGTGATTATACTAGTGCATTCAATGAGGGAAAACAAGAAGAAGTTGGCTTACGTGTAAAACATGACGGAGGAACTCTATAGTGAGATACGCACAGATTTTGCCATTTGAAGTATGTAATGGAGAGGGAATAGGATGTTCCCTCTTCACACAAGGATGTAAATTTCATTGTAAAGGCTGTTTTAATGAAGAGGCTTGGGATTTTAATGGCGGCAAAGAATGGACAGAAGAAATTGAAGAAAAATTTTTAGAGTTAATTAGTAAACCATATATTAAGAGAATTAGTATTCTTGGCGGAGAGCCATTAGCTAATTTAAATGTTAGAAAAGTATATTTGTTAACAAAAAGAATTAAACATCTGTTCCCAGATAAAAAGATATGGTTATATAGTGGATATACATATGATGAAATAATGAATCAAGATTTTGACACATTTCTTAATTGGACTCAAGCAGACGATTATAGAAAGTTTATATTAGAAGAAAATATAGATGTTTTTGTTGACGGCAGATATATAGATAAATTAAGAGATGTTACATTAAAATTTCGTGGTAGTGGCAATCAGAATATCTGGAAAAAGGAAAATGGCGTATGGGTAAAGACAACGTAGTAAAATTAAAAAAGAAAGATATTGTATATTACGCCAAAATAATGCCAAGCGTAGGAGTCTATGATTTATGCGAATTAAAGGTTAGAACTGTAGCAGACGATTATTTTGTTGGTATAGACAAGCATGACAAGCATGCTTATTTATTAAACTATAATGCTTTTGGCAAAACAGTTTTCGAAGATAGAAAGGTCGCATTAAAAGTAGTCCAAGAAGCAGAAAAGAAGAAAACAAAAGTAGTAAGCAATGAATCTTACTATGAAGAATATTAGAGGGTGATAAAAATGAAAACAAGAGGATTTGAAGTTGTAATTGATAGCAAAAGAAAAACTACTGACGATGTAACATTACCAACTAGGGGTTCTAGTACTGCAATGGCATATGATTTCTATGCTAATGATACATACGTAGCAGCACCAAACGGTATTGTAAAAGTATGGACTGATGTAAAAGCCTATATGAAAGAAGATGAATGTTTAATTCTGAATGTTAGAAGTTCTATGGGTGGTAAGTGGATGTTAGCCAACACTTCTGGATGGATTGATTCGGATTATTACTCTAATGATGGAAATGATGGCAACATTGGCATCTTCTTAAAAAACATTAGTAATGATGTATTAACAATTAATAAAGGAGATAGAGTTGCTCAGGGAGCATTCTTTAACTTCTTAGTTGCTGATAATGGTAATACAGACAATGTAAGAGTTGGTGGATTCGGTAGTACAAATAAATAAAATTATAAGAGGTACAATTATGAAAACAAGAGCAGAGAGAAGAAAAAACGATTATAACAAGGCAATCAGAAAAAAGAATATCGCAGAGCATAATCATGGAGCGTCATTATATGATAATCTGCATCAATACTCTAAGAACAAAGTTCATTGCTCTTGTCCGTTATGTGCTGGCAAGACTGATTTCAATTGTAAACATGGCATGACTCATTCAGACAAATTAAAAATTGATTCTATGAATGACAGATTGGCAGACATGTAATTTTTTAACTACTATATATAGTGTGTTAGCATTTTCTAATGCACTATATATAGTGCAAAATAGCACTTAAAATCCCAATTTTATTAGGTGGTGAATGAAATATGTTTATAATCATGCATAAGAGCGGTCTTTATTTTCATAATAAAGGCAGAATTATCTTGTTTGAATCTCAACAAGAAGCACAAAATTTCATGGAAATGTTTATTAATTATTCTATGAGTGAATTAGGTAAAGAGGGTCGAGTGGCTGAAACAATGAAAGTTCCAATTGTTGTAATGCATGAATGTGCAATTATGCCAGTAGATTTTGATATTGAAACTATTGAATGTGGAACTGTTTTAGCCAGAGAGTTGTTTAAAGGTAAGGAGTATTAGTTATGGCAAATTATTTGATGAGATACAAAGGACAATATAGACTACTATGTGAATTAGACCAAGACACAAATGATTTTCCTAGGGACGCAGATGGGAACATTGAAGATATAGATGTTTATATTTCGTGTCAAAATGGAAATAGAATTTACACATATGGTCATATTGATAATAAGAGACCAGTGTGGTTGGTTGCATATATACCATCAATTGGACGTGGTCATAATATTATTAAAGCAGTTAAAGAAAGTGGTATTGAATATGTTGACCATATTGAAAATGACGAAGAAGTAGAATTCAAATTTAAAGCTGCTGACATTGAAATTGTAGCAGAATTATTAAAAGCACGTACAAGTGGAGCTAGTATCTCACCATTTTCAAGCCGTAATCTTCCAAAGTCAAATGTGGAAATACCAGCCGAGAAAATCGCACTATATAAAGAAATTACCAAGGATGTGCCTAAAGGCGAGCTACTTTCCATCTCAAGAGTTACGAATGATTTCTTAGACGATATCATGTCAAAAAGTCTTTGCAAGAGAGGCAAGAAGCAATCTGAATCCTTTAATATAAAAGATGATATGAAGAAAATGAAGCTGGCTAGACAAAGCAAAGAGTACATTTATGTAAAAGGCTTCTGGGATGAATATTTAAATTATCTTAAGGATAATTTATAATTTTTCCCAAAAAAGTACTTACAATCAATAATGTTATATGCTATAATGCATACATAAACGAAAGGGAAGTATATGAATATAGAATTAATCAGACAGACATTTGATTGTTATGATGGTTATAAATATAAGCCATTTGAATGGTGTTGTGAAAAACTAAAAAACAATCCTATAATTAATTTGGTTTGCGAATACACAGATGAATGCGAAGATACAATTACTCCATCAATTTCTATAAGATTCACAGAATCATTTTATGACTGGGGAGATGAATATGAAGAAGAAACTTATTATAAGTTAACTCATTGTCCATTCTGTGGAGAACCAATTGTAATTAACGTCATTGGCGAAGAAGATGTGACCGAGAAATACGTTGAATTACACAAAGAAAGAGATAAGATGTGGAAGAAGTATACAAGAACTGATAGCAAGAAAAAAGAAGCCGAATTAAGAAAAGTAGTATACGAATTAGATGATAAGGTTAATTACTTCCACAATCTGTCAGAATATAAAAACATTGAAGAAATGTAAAAAGTCTAAAAAACTACTTGACAAATAATGGTAAATATGATATAGTTAATATATCAAGTGAAGCGAACAAATAGAAATAAAAAAATAAAAAGTTCAAAAAACTACTTGACAAACTGCTTTAAATATGATATACTAAATATATCAAATGAAGCAAATAAAAAATAAGGTTATAAGGAGAACAATATGAATCTTAATCAGAATTCAAATGTAAACAGTAAAAGAGGAAAGCATACAGCTTATGCAAGATGGACTTCAATTATGAGAAAACTCAGTAATGAAATTGAGGGAGAAAAGCAGAGAGCAAAATCTGCAATCAATGATAAATAGCCAATTTCGAATCTCTGGATTCTTTGTTTTTTGTCATAAAGCAGTGGAACTCAACCTTATTCTAAAATGAATAAGCCGTTAAAGGCGGCACTCCTTTCAGCACCCTTAGCTCATTAGGTGAGAGCCACGACCTTATAAGTCGTAAGCCCTAGCAAGGTATAAGCCCAGTTCGAATCTGGGAGGGTGTACTTATTGCTCCTTCGCCAAGCGGTAAGGCACAGGACTTTGACTCCTGCATTACACTGGTTCGAATCCAGTAGGGGCAGTCGTTGTAGAAAATCTTTTTTAAATAATCCTCCTTTCCTTTTTAGGTGCTGTGTAGGAAGTCCCTACACAATCGGGAATGTAGCTCAGTAGGTAGAGCAATGACTTTAAGTCGTAGACGTGGGTTCGACTCCCACCGTTCTTGTTTACCAATGTCTAGCCTATAAAACGTTGGTGTAATAAAGTTTAAAAGATTCAAAGTTTAAAAGAAAGGTTAAAATGGTGAAAATCATGGCAACAAATGAAAAGATGACAATTCATAAAGCATTAGCAGAATTAAAGCTTTTAGATAATAGAATTCTTTCTTCTATTATGAATGGTTCATTTTGTGTAGCAAATAAACATTCAAACGATAAAATCAAAGGCGTGTCAGTTGAAGAATATAAAACTGTTATGCAGGGAAACTACGACAAGGCATCTGATTTGATTAAGAGAAGAAACGCTATTAAAAAAGCTGTTGTATTGTCAAACGCAGTAACAAAAGTAAAAATTAATGGTATTGAATACACAGTGGCAGAAGCTATTGAAATGAAAAATCATGGTGTTACTTTTGATGAACACATGCTCCTTGAATTACAGAAACAGTATAACAGAGCTCAGGCTGAAATCCTTAGAGAAAACGGCTCTGAACTTGAAAAAAGAGCAGAACAGTATGTAATTGGTGCATTTGGTTCTAAAGAGGGCAAGGTGAATACAGAAGAATATGAAAAGGCTAGAATGCAGTTCATTAAAGCAAATACATACGAACTTGTAGACCCTATCAAGATTCTGGATAAGATTAACGCATTAGAAGAACATATTAACACATTCAAGGCAGAAGTAGACGCTGCGCTTTCAGTATCTAATGCAATTACAGAAATTGAAGTTAACTACTAAATAGTAGAAAGCTACTTATGTAGTTAATATAAATTGGTTATTCGCTGTTTATTGAAAACTTTAGACTACAACTCATAAGTCTTTTAGGGGTGCTTAGACTTATGTAAAACAATAAAGAAACACCTCTTCTTCTTAAAAGCTGAGATTTAGAAAAACAACAGAGGAAAAGATTGGAAATCTTTTTATTTGATTGTTTATCAAAATGGGTAAGTGTGTTAAACTTATAGCCAAATATTGATAAATATTTACATAGTGGGACTGTAAAGTTTAAAGTTGTAAAACTCAAATAATAAAGTTAAAAATTCAAAGTTTATTTCATGAGTCAAAGTTAAAAGAATAAATAGTAAAGTTATAAAGATTTACAAAATCCTTGATATACAGTTTAGTTTAGTTGTACATGACTATAAGCATCTGCAAGGCTGGTAAATAGCGAATAACATATTAATGCAAGATAGTGTAAATGGATAACACGAATCTTATAGCAAAGCTAAGATTAAACTAAGGTTCAAATCCTTATCTTGCAATTGTAACTTATTAACAAGGTTTTAAATAATGAATGAAAAAGAAGTATGAAAGTTTATAAAGAAAGACAGTTTTTAATTTTTGATTTTGAAGATGGCAAGACAGTAAAATATAATTTCGCTACAAAAGAATGTATTGGAAAAAAAGGTAAACCAGTAACTAATTTGTGCTCTCAGTTAAGAGGGTTGACAATGGATGATGTTATTAATTGTTGTGAAGATGAGAAGTATGCAAAGTTTCTTTCATTTGTTAAAAGAACATATTCAAGCAGATTTCATGACATTAATAACGTTGGAACAATTTTAGATAAGATTCCACGTTATGCAAAATACGAACAGATTTTTTCTGCTGGAATTGAAGATATTATTAATACTCGTAATTTCTCATATACAATCAATGACATTCCAAAAGCATTAATTAAATTATGTAAAACACATAGTATTAAATTATCAGATAGCTTTTTAAAAAATTATAAAGAAAATCCAGACGGATATCAACTTGCGTATAAGCTTGAATATATGTCATTAACAGATGATGAAATTAATAGCATATTACATAATACAAAATCTGTAAAAAAATATTACGGAGAAAGAACATGGGATTATAACTGGGTTAGTGTTTCAACATTTAATAAGCTTATTTCAGAATATGGATATACAGTAAAAGGATTAATGAATTATCTTGATTATTTGATGACATTTGAAGCCATTATTCCAAGTAGCGCATTGGGTGAAATTTATGATTATGCATCTATGATGAAACAAATTAGTGATAAATTTGATAAATACCCTAGACATTTTCTTACAACACATCAGATTGCTTGTAGAAACTATGATAGATTAAAACAGCAGTTTAAAGAAGAAAAATTCAAAGATAGAATTAATAAAGATATGGAGAAAACGTTTGGAGAGTATAGATTCTTTTATCCAAATTGTACTCAGGATATCAAAGATGAAGCCGTTGCTCAGAACAACTGTGTAGCATCATATATCCAAAGAGTTATTGATGGTCAGTGTCATATTTTATTCTTAAGATATAAAGACGCACCAAGCGAAAGCCTCGTAACAATTGAGGTTAGAAACGATAAGATTGTCCAAGCATTACAGAGATACAATCATCCTCTTACAAAAGAACAGAAAGAGATTGTAGAAAAATGGAATGTTTGGTGGTCAAATAAAATTAAAAATGAAAGAAAAGAAAGTGAGGGCTAAATTATGTTAGCTAAAGGAGACAAATTAATCGTAACAAAAGATGTAACAAGCTTCTTAAAAAAAGGAGACATCGCAGAAGTAATTGGTGTTGATGGTGGTATTATTTCATTTGCATTTGGTGAACACATGATGCACAAAGGAGTAATGAGCACAGATGAATATAATGAATATTTTGAAAAATATGTAGAACCAAAAGCAGCTCCAACAGTAACAGAAGAAATGATTAAACGTATTGTTGCAAAATCAAATATTGAAATTCAGACAATTTATGATAAGTGTACTATTGTAACATGCGAACTTCCAAACGGATTTGTTATTGTAGAATCATCTGCATGCGTAAGCCCAGATAATTATGATGAAGAAATGGGATTTGAAATCTGCGTGGATAAAATTATTGATAAAATTTGGGAGCTTGAAGGATATAAACTTCAGAGTGAATTATATGAAGAAGAATGCGACTGTAACGGATGTTATGATTGTTGTGAATATTGTGATGAATGTGATGAGTGCGATGAAATTGATGAATGTCTTGACACAGATTTAGACTGTGACGATTGCGAACATCGTGCCGAGTGCTGGGGAGAATAAGGAGAATATAAAATGAAAAAAGGTTTATTGATTTTGTTTATGGCTCTTTCGTTGATGGTAATTCCTTGCTGTTCAACGAAAGCAGAAACACAGAGTAGCACAAAAACAAGCGAAACAAAAACAAATGAAACTAAAAAACCAGAAGTAGAAAAAATTATTGAAGCAACAGAAGTAAAGAATTGGAAAATGGCTATTCCATTAGATATTACAGACGAATATTTAGATATGCTTTTCAGTAATGAATATGATGAATACAAAACTTTATATACTACAACATATTTAAATATGAGACCATTTCCAAATATCACTTCAAACGTTACAAAAGTGTTAAAGCCATATACAGAAGTAACAGCAATGTCTGATTATAATGGTTGGACAAAAATTTCAGTATTAAATGAAAATGGAAGATATAGTCACTTCTATCTTTGGAACGAATACTTAATGGACGAAGAAACAAAAAATGAAAAAATTAAAGCAGCAGAAGAAAAAGCAAGCGAATACTTAGGCAACTTTAGATTAACAGCATATTGCAACTGCTCTAAATGTTGTGGAAAATGGGCTGGTGGCGCAACAGCAAGTGGCACTATGCCATCAGCTGGAAGAACAGTTGCTATGGGCGGTGTTGCCTTTGGCACAAAACTTTTAATTAATGGACATGTGTATACAGTTGAGGACAGAGGAACTCCGTATGGTCATGTAGACATTTATTTTAACAGTCATAGCGAAGCATTGCAGTTTGGCTCAAGACATGCAGACGTATACAAAGTAAATTAATATAAGCAATAAAATTATAGGGCGTGTAAAATACATGCCCTATAACATTAGAGGTGAGAAATGAAGACATCAGAATTATTTGAAAAAGAATTAAATCTTATTAAAAACGAACATATGAGAAATGTTGTAGCAAACACATTAAATGCAAGCCCAGAGTGCATTCAGACAATTCCAGCGTCATCATCTGGAAGATATCATCCGTCATATTCTTTAGGAGATGGAGGGCTTGTAAGACACGTAAAAGCAACAGTCGGAATTGCTTGGTCAATGATTGAATCAGATGTATTAAAAGGATTATTAAATAGAGATGATTATAGTGATATTTATGAAGATATTGTTTACGCATCTTTAATTTTACATGATTGTTGCAAACCAGATGACACACCAAAACATAGCACACGTTTTGACCATCCTTTAGTTGCTGGCAATTTATTTGTATCAACAGTAACAGAATATTTTAAGAACAATAAACTGTCGGACAATGATATGGATTATATGAGAAAGGCTGTTCCTTTAACTGTTATGTGTATCAAATCTCATATGGGGAAATATAACACCGCTCCATATGCAAAAGGAGTTGTATTGCCAAAACCATCTAAGAACTTAGAATGGTTTGTGCATTCTTGTGATTTATTAAGTTCTAAGAAATATCTTGAATTTGATTTCGATAAATATTATAAAACATTAAAATAAAATTTTTTAAAAAAGTACTTGACAAAGTTAAGATAATAAGCTATAATCATACTTGTAAAAGATGTTAAATCTTAACAGTTGGTTATAGCTTTTATACTGTTAAGGTTATATATTAAAAGGAAGGTAGATAAAATGAGTAATAAAAAAGCAGATTTATCAAAAGTAAGAGTAGAAGTGAGATGGCACGAAGATATGTGGCAAGAAGTTAAAAATGCTACAATGACCACAATTGGAAGGGACAGTGGCAAATACCCAGACTCTGATTGGAAAAAAAGATTGCTAATGGCTGAACATTCTCCAATCAGAATTCCGCATATTATTGTAAAAGTTTATGACGCGCCACAATTTGTTCATGGGCATTTAGTTAGACATAGCCTTGGTGCAACCCCATTTGTATCAACATTAAGAAGTGATAGAAATAATTATGATGAAGTTCCGAATAGAAATACATTGCAAAGTGCCGAATATATTTTTAATTTTCAGGCTTTTATAAATATTTCTAGAAAAAGATACTGTAATTGTGCAAGCTATGAAACAAGATATGTATGGGATAAAATTGTAAATGCATTTAAAGAATTAGAACCAGAATTACATAGTTTGTGTGTTAGAGAATGTGTATATAGAAATGGGTTGTGTCCTGAAATGTTCACATGCGAATATAACAAAAAAGAAGCATTCAAAAAAGAATTAAAAGAATATACGGAGTTTATTAAGGAACAAATTTGTAGCGACACAAATATTTGGAAGGAGTAGAATATGGACGATTTAATTAGTAAAAGAGAGCTTTTAACTAATCTCATTCATTGTAAAGGATTAGGAAGACAAGCATTTCAAGTATTAATTGACTTTTTAGATGACTATCCAATAGAAGTTAACATGAATAAAATAAAAGAACAGATTAAAGAAGTAAGCATTTCAAGAAAAGATATGATTACAATATTTGACATTTTAGATAAGGGTGGTATTTAAAATGTGCCAGAAGTTGACGAAAGAAGAAAAAACTACTTTACTCGACCTTATAATTAACGAACAAGTAAAACATATGATAGCAAAAGATAGATATGATACAGATGAATATATTTTTCTTGAACAACTTAAAGCAAAAGTTAGAGATATGTAAAGGAGTAGATTATGATTGTATTGGTAGGAGAATCAGCTAGTGGTAAATCTAGTATTGAAAAATATTTAGTAGAAAATGATGGCTATAAAAAAGTTGTTTCATATACAACTAGACAGCCTAGAGACGGTGAAGTAGATGGTGTTGACTATCACTTCACCGATGATAAAACATTTTTACAATTAAAAAATGAGGGATTTTTTGCAGAGACTGCTGTATATAACGGATGGCATTATGGAACTGCAAAAGAAGATTGTACAGATGATAAAATTGCAGTGCTTACACCACATGGATTAAGACAAGTAAGTAAAATTAATGGCATTAATATAATCTCATTTTATATCAATGTCCCTCGTAGAGATAGACTAATTAAAATTCTTCAACGTGGCGATAATATTGAAGAAGCGTACAGAAGAAGCTTGTCTGATGTTGGTCAGTTTGATGGAATCGAAGACGAGGTTGACTTTGTAATATACAATGATGGGTACGAAAAATCAATTCAAGGAATGTCGTCAGAAATCAAAGTTAAAATTGATAGAAAAAAATATTTCAACTATTAAAGTTATAGGAGGTGTAAATATGGATACTATGTTTTTTAATTTTGTTATGAGTGTAATATGTGGAGCTCTTGCATTCTATCATGGATATCATACAAAAAATATTGCGTTTATGACAATGGATGCTGTATGTGCAATTATTAATTTACCATATGCGATTAAATGGTTAATATCAATTTTTTAATGATAAGGAGTAATATAAATGAATAAATATTATTTAAGCCCAGAAGATGACGATGATGATGATGAGTTCTGGGAAGATGAAATTTATAACGATTAAAACTAAGATTTTAAGAGGTAAGCAATGACAGAACAAACACTTAAAGAAGGGCAAGAAATTTCAAGAACAATTGAATACATTAGAGAGTTAAGAAGGTGTATGTTTAGTGCTCCTATAATAAAAGAAAACTCTAACACTAGAGATTATATATATTTGTCTTGGGCAGATAAAAATGGAGATTTAAAAAATACAATTATTAACTGGTGTGACAATGAAATTAAAAGGTTGCAAACAAGATTTGATGAGTTATAAAACTTAAATTTTATGAGGTGTGATATGAAAATAGGATTCTACCCAGTTGTTGGAGACTTCCTTCATGCTGGACATGTAATTGCAATTGAAGAAGCAAAAGAAAATTGTGATTATTTAATAGTAGGGCTAAACTGTTTTCCAGATAATAAACAGCCAATTCAATCTATTTATGAAAGATTCATGCAATTAAGAGCTGTAAAATTTATTGATGAAATTATACCATATCAGGGCAAAAAAGATTTGGAGCTATTAGCATCCAGCCTTAATTATTCTATTAGATTTCTCGGTGATGATTATAGGGATAAAGATTGGGATGGCAAAGAAGTTGAAACAAAATTAAACAAAACTCCACACTATTTACATAGACAACATTCTTTAAGCTCTACAGAATTAAAAGAAAGAATTAAAAGCAATATATAAACGGAAGGTATATAAAATGAATAACAAAACAATTAAAAGATTTGATATTACAATTAAACTAAGAGGTGATAATGTATATGATTTATATGTAAATGATGAGTGGGTCTCATCTCGTGGTCATTACAAAAACATCTTAGACGAAGCAAAGAGAGTAATTGAAGATTCTTTAATTAAGTAATAATAAACCTTGCAGATAAAAATAGTTCTGCAAGGTTTATTTTATTATGATATAATCCTAGTTAAATATTTTTACCATGAACATTGGTTTTACGAGGAAAGATTTGTACTAGATTAATGGGTGTTAGTCTTTGGATTACCCCACCAAAACAAACGCTATCACCTCTATCCATACGACCAAATGGCGTATGGATATGGACTACCACCTCCTCAATACTAACATCAACTCTCTTAACAAATACATTCAACATGATTCTCATAAACTCATCGTCTATAGATTCGCAATCTTCTTTTACATCTTCAATAAATTGAATAATGTAATTTTCAATATCTTCAACTTGGATATCGTCTGCGTCTAAAATATTTTTTCTTTTTTCTAATTCTTCTTCAATTTGGAATCTGCGTCTTGTTAATTCACCGTTTTTATTATCTAACATTTCTTTGCTCATATCACCATCCATATATAAGTCTGTTAGCCTTTCTTGCTTCTTAAATATTTGAGCCAATTCTTTTTTCAGTTGAGCAGTACTTACAACTGGCTCATCTCTCATTTCAAGTATTTCTTTATAAGCCATTTGAGCAATCTCTTTAACTTGCTCTTTGTTTGTAACCGTATCAAGAACAGCTTTTAACACCTTTGGTTCAAACCAATCTTTATTCAGGCTTGGATTTTTGCATCCATTTTTATGATTTGTTTTTCCAACGCATTTGTAGTAATAATTTAATTTACCATTTTTACCACCAGAACGTTTAGAGCCATTACCACAGATATGTTCTCCACAACAAGAGCAGAAAGTTTTACCAGTTAGATAATAATATCTTTTTTGACTTCTTTGTCTGCCATGCGTTTCAGAAGATTCATCGCATAATCTTTGAACGGTATTCCATAGTTCTTTGTTTATTGGATGACCTTTGATAATACCATCTAATCTGATAGTTTCTTTTTTGTCTATTGTATAAACATAGTTGCCAATATATTTCTCATTTCTTAAAAGGTCGTAGAGTGTGCGAGTATTGAATTTTTTACCTCTTTGATTTCTATATCCCTCAGCGTTCAATCTTTCACAAATTTCTGTTTTAGGTATTCCAAGAGCAAACTCTTCAAAAATACGTTTCACAATTTTTGCATTTTCATTTGGGATATAATACCCATCATCATCCAAAGAGTATCCAAATAAAACTTGACCTCCAGCATGTTTACCTTTTAATGCATTCTCTCTAAGACCTTTTCTAACTTCAGTTGCAAGGTTGGCAGAATAATATTGGTCTATTGTTTCAAGAAAACCCTCTAATAACTCACCCTCTGGTGTATCATCAATTTTTTGTGTTACAGAAATAACCTTAACACCAATGTCTCTTAATTTCTTTTTATGCAAAGTACTATCAAATTTGTTACGAGCAAAACGATTAAACTTATGAACCAAAACATAATCTGCTTGTATATGACCCTTTAATAACTTTGTAATCATATTTTGAAAATCTTCACGGTCATCGTTTTTGCCAGTAAGTGCCTCATCGACAAACTCTTCAATTAATTCAATATTTTCTTTTTCACAATATTCACGAATTGCTCTTAATTGAGCATCAATACTTTCCTCACGTTGATTGTTAGAAGAGTATCTTGCATAAGCAACTGCTGTTTTTCTTGTTCGACTTCTTTCAATTGTTCTTGATATACTAGACATATCATATCACTCCTTTTAATTTATTTCTTATAACCTTTTTAATTACTACATCGCTATCACCTCCTAAATATATATTAACATAATAAAAATAATAAGTAAAATATATTGACTATGATAGTTTGATAGATTAATATAACAAATAAGGTTATAAAAAGGAGTAAAATGTTATATGAGAAATAAGAGAAAAGTTGTTATAAAACTAACAGAAAGTAAACTAGTAAATTACAAAACGTTAGCAAAGTATCTTGCTAAAAAATATATAAAAGATGTAATGCAAAAATCGTAAAAAAAAGGATATACCATAAAGGTATATCCCTATTTAAAATCGTCTACTAAGGCAAGACCTCTCCATAAATTTCTTCAGTTTTTTATTTACGGTTGCTTCTGACAAACCACCAAACATTTTATACGTCTGTTAATCTTTTGAAAAAGATTCTGCCAGCAATTCCAGCTTCAGGAAGCTCGTCACCAAACTGATTAGAAGACAAAATCATGTTTCCATCAAAACTCATATCGCCAGCAAACCAAGCGTTACCGTCCAATCTAATGTATGTGCATTAGATGGATTATTATATTTACCGTTACCAACAATATGAGCATATTTATTAATAGCAGCACCATTTTCATCTACGTCTGGAATATTGTACTTTCCTTGAACGTGCTGATAGTCGCTAGCTGCTGTTGTTTCATATCCTTCGGCATGAGAACCATATCCAATAGCTCTAGTATTACTACCCTCTGCATGAGCTCCAATACCAGAAGATATTGTAAATCTGCCCTCTGCATGTGCATGGTCTGCCGATGCAGATGTTCGATATCCCTCTGCATGAGAAGATTCTCCACTTGCTACCGAAAGACATCCTTCAGCATGAGAATATTGACGTGTAGCTTCTGTTTTATTTCCCTCTGCATGAGATGCATATGCAGACGCAACTGTTTCGCTTCCAGATGCAAAAGAATTTTCAGACGAAGCAGTACAGTCTGTATTAATTGCCACAGAATTTTTTCCAATAGTGCTTCCATCTTTTCTACCAGTTGGTATATATGTTTCTTTGTTATATTTATGCAAAGAAGCCAGCGATTCCACTGTAACCACTTTATCTTTGCCGCTTTTTTCTTTCCAAACAGCGTACAATGTTATATCACTTGTAATGACAATGCCAGAACCACTTGAATATTTATATGACATATTAGAATCTGGAGATGTATCCCATCCTAAAAATCCATATCCTATTCTAGTTGGTTTTTGTGAGCTTAAATAAGTTGTCTTGCTGTAAAGACCAGTGGTTGGACTTGGAGTACCTTCACCACCATTTGCATCATAAGTGATAGTATGTTCAGTCCAATTCATACGCATATCAAAATCAAACTCAGACTCGCTAAAAATCGCACTGGATTCTGGCATTATAATCTTAGCATAAACCATGTCATCAGTTAAACCATCCCAAATAAAACAATCTGAATCCGATTTGCTATACAATAAAGAGTATTCATTTGAACCAAAGCTAATATTACTATCTAATAATAATGGTCTTGTTTCGCCATTAATTTTAATATAAATTTTATTAGCAACACTATCATAAATTTCAGTATTGCCATCATATTTTCCTCTTATTCTAGTAATTTTTAAACTTCCGTTTAAACATGTAAAGTCTACAGTAATTTGTGCATTTTCAAGAAAAAGGTCATTATCGCTATGCGAACATCTTAACAATACATAACTCATTATATCCACCTCCAATTTAACTTATAATATTCCAATTTTCACCATCATCTACATACATAAGATATAACTCCCAATCAGTTCCATTATCTATGTATGCAAGATATGGCTCAAATGAAGTTCCGTTATCTATATAAACAACACCTGATATTTCCCAAACCGCAAACATAGTATATTCACTTATTGAATATTCATCACCGCTAACCCAAGAATCTCCAAATATAAGCTCTACATGATTTTCATATAATCTTTTTGTATAGCCATTTGCTATAATTTCATCATCGGTCAGCCATCCAACATTTGGTACATACCAAGTCATATCTTTATCTCTGCGAGCGTGCCATCCAACAAACTTATAACCCTCACGCTTAAAGACATTATCCGATAAAGTAAAAGTGGATAACCATTCTACAGATTGCTGGCTTATATATCCGCTACCACCATTAGAATCATAGTTAAACTTATATACATTTTTGTTCCATTGAGGATATACATTAATAGAATCATTACCATTTGCAATGGTTTTTCCAAACGCTTTAGCAAGTGACTCGCCAGTATATGATGTAGCTTCGTTTACTAAAGTTCCACCGCTTGTAGAAGTGCCCCAATATCCAGTAGGAGTATAACCAATTCTTGATAGATACAAGTACGATGTATTCTGAACATTAGATAATCCGTTTGTATATGAATCATCGTATAAAAATTGATTTTCCGCAACCTTAATATTTGTATTCGAAGTTACATTTAATGCACTTCCCTGATAAGCACCATAAGTAGCATAGTTACTATAGTAATTTACAGTAAATATATTTTCTGTCCAAATAGCATATAACGCAACAGCGCTATTAGCTGTATAATTAGCGCCAGCATTATAACTAGTACCACTACCGTCTTCTTTTGTATTCCATTTGCTAAAAGTGTAGCCAGTTCTTGTTGGAATTTTAGTGTCTAATTTTAATGCTGTTCCATATGTTTTCGTTTGATTTGATGGTACACCAGAAACATTGCTACCGTTTGCATTATATGAAATGGTGTATGTCGGTTTTTCAAGTGTAAGAGTTTTTTCTTCCGTAGTTGCTGTATGATAATACGGTCTTCCAGACAATACAACTTTAAAAGAGCCATAGCTACCAATATTATAAGTTCCTTCTTTAGAACCTTTTGCCGCTGGAAACGCATGAGTTGTATAATCTGTTATAGTATCTTTAGAATAAACGCTATGTCCATTAATAGTACAATTAATTGGACTCGCAGTATAATAATTATCGCTTCCACCTAAAACTTCAAACTTCCATGATACGGTAGTAGATGTCCCAGATTGAGTTACTGTAAATTTATAATAACGACCATCATAAGAGTTAGAAGATAAACTTACGCTTGCCATAATACCACCATCCTTTCATTCATGATTAATCATTATCTAAAAAATGGCAGTGTATTTTTCAACACTGCCACTTAAAATTATTATTTTAATTCATTAATTTTTTCTCTGCAATATTCTCTGCAATTCAAGATTTCGGTATAATCACCAATTTCTTTTCCCATAATCTGAGCTTCAATTATTTTATTTGGTATGTGGTCTGTTTGAATTAAGAAGGTGGTGTAGAATGTTATTTCTGTATCCATAGTGTCCCCGAACATTTCTTTGTACTCGTCCAAACTAACCATATTATATTTATTTAATAATTCTATTGAAATCATTTTAAACCCCCATTATAATTCTAAACTAATGACCCTTTTACTATAAACGATACAACCCCAGTTACTGCGGTTGACATTGTCGTAGGTCTTGCACAATAATATGTACCAGTAGATGTTGTTGTATTATAATTAGGTATTACCCAGTAACTACCATCAGCAGTGTAAAGGCTAATTGATTGAGCTGGTCTTCTGGCAAATTCAAAAGGATAGTCAATTGCCGAACCTTTAATTATATAAGAGTTTCCCCATGCCGTTGGATTAGCTGCTATAGTAACTTGTTCGCTACACCAACATTCTAAATATCCGTTATTCCATCTTCTAAAAGTCCATTCGCCACTAGTTGCTTCTTCAACAATGAAGTCGCCCATTTTATTTACATCATCTAAATTATCAAGTACACTATTTAAAGTTTCTCCGCTCTCAGTTATAACCTGAGAACTTAAAGTTTTAGGAGCGAATTTTTCTCCATTGTTATCTTTTAACCAACCTGTATTTGCTGTTGACATTTTCAAATTCCTCCTTTATTTATCCTGAGTTTCAATCTCAGTACTATTTTTAAGTTTTTCTAAAAATTCAAAAATGCTCATACAAGGGATGATTCCGTTCATCTTGTCACCCATATAAGCATTTCTTATAACATTATTATATTGCTGTGCAAAAATTTCTTCAGAAATATCATTTTCTAAATATTTATATATTTCATCATAATATCTTTGACACCATTTAAAGTTTGTTTCTGCATGTTCGTTTGCACGAGCATAGCATTCAATGTAATACTGATAAATATTAATCATGCAATCTACGGCAAACATTGTAATCATTCCATTATATGGAGCACGTTTTCTAGCTTCTTTAATTGCAAATATCATATTTTCAACATATCCATAAAAACTATCACGTTCAGAACTCCCATAACTATACTGACAATCATTAGCTCTTGTAATACTATTTAAGTTTTCATGCCAATAATAAACATGGGCTGGTATGAAATTAATTTGTTCTTGTTCTGATAAACAAAGACGAATCATTGTGTTAAAACCATTATCTTCATTTGCACGAGAAGTTTCATGAAAATGAATGTTGTATTTATCTATTAAACTTCGTCTATAAAGCTTACCAAACATCCATACCATATCATATTCATGTGGCATTAAAATAGGCGCATCCATTGGATTTACATCTGTTTCATGAATTTCATCAAACACGCCTACACACATATGATATAAGCCGTTGTTCATTTCAATGCCTTTTTTAAGAGCTTTCAATGCGAAAGCTCCATTAAAAGTATCATCAGCATCAATAAATGTTACATATCCATTCGATGTGTTGTCAAGTCCATATTGACGAGCAACACCAGCACCACCATTTGTTTCATAACGCAAAATATTAACTTTCATAATAGATTCAAAATTTTTTGCAACCTTATGATAATTTTGTTTGGTAGACGCATCGTCTACAATCGTAACCTCAATATCTTCAACAATATCTTGACAAGCAATAGATGATAAGCATCTAAAAAGAATGTTGTCTGACACATTGTAAGCTGGAATAATTACATCAATCTTTTTATTATATCTTTTCATATCATTTTCTCCTTTTATAAAATTGAATTCATATTGTTTTTATAACAGCATTATAACCTACGTATATAGATATTACGTTTCGCAATATAATGACACACAGAATTACTCGCAAATGAAACACTAACTCCAAATAACGAATTAGCATTTTGTGTTGTTAAAGCATTCCATGTCTTTGTATTATAATATGCATATATGATAATTCTTTTACTATTATTTTTATTCCAAAAGCAATTTTTTACATTTGTAATATTGTTGTTGTAACAATACATTGTACCAACTAAATTAGAACAATTATAATACGCATAAGCCAAATTTGTTACATTATTTCCGCATACAGGAGCGCCAGTAAGACCATCGCAGTCATAATATGCATAAGCTAAACTTTTTACATTGTTGCCGCATACAGGCTTACCAGTAAGACCATAACAATTACAATATGCATAAGCTAGGTCAGTCACTTTTTCTCCGCATACTGGAGAGCCAGTAAGACCATCGCAATTACGATATGCAGAAGCCATATTCGTTACATTATTTCCGCATACAGGCTTACCAGTAAGACCATAGCAGCCATGATATGTATAAGATAGACTAGTTATCTTATCCCCACATACTGGAGAACCAGTAAGATTATGACAGTTTATATACGCCCCATACATATTTGTTACATTATTTCCACATACTGGAATTCCAGTAATATTTTCGCAATCCTTATACGCATACATCATATTAACCACACTATTTCCACATACAGGATTACCAGTAAGCTTACGACAACCTTCATATGTGCTATACATATTTGTTACCTTGTTCCCACATACAGGACTTCCAGTAAGACTTACACAGCCATAATATGTTTTGAACATTATTTGCACATTATTTCCACATACTGGCATGCCAGTTATTTTACTACAATCTTCATACGTACTAGACATATTTGTTACTTTATTTCCGCATACAGGAGTCCCAGTAAGACCATAACAATTATAATACGTATTAGCCATATTTATTACATTATTTCCACATAAAGGAGCTCCAGTAAGCTTAGAACAATTATAATATGCAGAAGCCAAATTTGTTACATTATTTCCGCATACAGGAGCGCCAGTAAGACCATAACAGTCACGATATGTATAAGCCAAATTTGTTACATTATTTCCGCATACAGGATTACCAGTAAGATTAACGCATCGACAATATGCATAACTCATATTTGTCACACCATTGCTACAAACTGGAGAACCAGTAAGATTAGTGCAATTATAATATGTAGAACTCATATCAGTTATATCAGGATGATTAAAATTAACACTAATTAAATTCGTCATATTGTTAAATGCGTTACTAAAATCACCACTTGACAAACTTATAGAATTTGGAATAATAACATTTGTAATATTAGGATAATTTCTAAAATTAATCATATATATCACCCCTCCCTATAATACTAATCTGCTATCGTCAGGAATAATAAGCTTGGTACTTGGTTCGCCATTCAGTGTTCCTTTCCAATCGGTAATTGTATATGTGCCATTACCATTTGAGCTTATTTCAAAATCTTCTAAATAAAAACTTTCCCAAACAACAACTCCGTTATATATAACCTTGTCTAAGGAAACGCCATTATAAATAATATTGTCTACTTGAGTACCATTTACAATTAAACTCATAAAAACGCCTCCTTATTTTGTTGTTATTGTCAAAGTAGTTCCATCTAATGTAAATGTAGGCATAGAACTATCTACATATTCCTTTAATTCTAAAACAGTCATCTCTGCCTCTACATCAGTAGAGCCATCATATGTATCTATATAAGCAACCGATTCTGCATCAGCCTTATTTCCAATTTTCGCATTAATATGCATCCACATTCTTTCAAATGCTTTATAAATTGATTGATTTGCCATTTTTTATTCCTCCTTTTATATTTATAAGGATTTACAATAAAGGGCTACTAATTTATTAAACCAGTAGCCTATAAAAGTGTTATTTTATTATCAGTTTATTATTGTTTTACCATGCTGCATATACATATTTGCCAGCCGCAAATGTTTCATTATATGTAGATGTTAATCCAATGCTTCCAGTGTTTTTATTATATTCTATGAAACCCTCATCATAAGTTGTAAAGATTTCACCTTGATATGCAATACTATTGCCGCAAATATTATCATATATACAAACATTACAAACACAAGCTCTATTAGATGAAATGTCTGACAAATCTGAATATATTAGCAATACATTATCTTTTCCAATAACATCTGGAACTACAACAGCAGTATCATCTGATAAAGTTGTTACTGTGCCGTAAACAAATGAATTATTTCCAGAACCAGAACCCTCAGGAAGTGTGTTTATGGCTTCAAGAATTGAACCAAGGTCAATATTATTATTTTGTAATTCTACTTTATAATCCATAAATTATCCCTCCTTATTACATTCCAACTGAAATATTGATTTCTGTATTTGGTTCGTTTGGTATAGTAAAATAGTGGTATGTTGTTGCGATAGGAGTTTCAGTATTTGAACCAATATATACCGTATGTTCACTTGCACCAAAAGTACTATTTATAGGAATAACCATAGCTAAACTTCCACAAATTACATTTTCTAAAGAAGTACTATTCAAGCCATCAATTTCCCCAGTATTAGACACGCATACTTTACCTCCATTTAGAGTTGAAACTATGAATTTTAATCGTGTTTGACCATATATTATATCGTTCCAAAAATTTACAGTACAAGTGTCAACAGATGTTCCACTAGAACCTACAACCTTGTTTTCCAAAGCTGTTTGAATCTGTGCAATAAGATTGTTCTGAGTTGCAACTTCTTCATCCAAATTAACAGAAGCTCCGCTAGAAGACTTAATACCATCAATCATTTCACCAATAGTAAGGTCTTTGGTTTCACCAGTTTTACTACGAACAGCGTCTGCAATAGAAACAACGTCCTGACGTTCAATAATTACTAAATCACTCATTAAAACGCCCCCTCATTCATATTTGCAAATTCGATAGAGCCACCACAAATAGCATCAATGTCATCTACTGTGATAAGTTCTAAATCATCTGGAATGTATGAAGCCTTAATCTTAACATCAGTAGACCAAGCAAATCCATTAATTTTAAGAGATGCCGTGTGCACTCCAGCATTTCCAAAATAAACACCCTTTTTAGGACATACGGATGCGCTGTTTGGAATTAAAGCATTGTCTTTCATTGCTATGATTACAGAATATAATGTAATACATTCGTCTGATTGTGATAAAATGGTATCATAAGTTCTTCCATCGCTTAAAGTTTCAACAAAGCCATTTGATAAATCATCAATAGTTGGAACTTTATCTGTTATAAGATATAAAGTACTACTAATCATTGGTTCTTTACCAGTTGTATCTCCGTCCCATGTTAATGTATCACTGCCAACTTTTTCTTCCAAGATATCTGTTGATTTAATTAATTTAACTCCATCATCCTGAGAAGTTCCACCTACATAAACATCACCTTGATACCAAGCGTTACCATCCCAGTCGAGAGTGTGAGCATTAGAACGTTTATATTCTCCTAATTCTTCGTCAATATCTCCACCATTACCAACAATATGAGCATATCTATTTAATGCATTACCATCTTCGTCTACATCAGGTATATTAAATTTTCCCTGAACATGCTGATTTTCTCCAGAAGCAATAGTGTAGAATCCCTCAGCGTGAGATATATTTCCGTTAGCTTCTGTGTTCATACCTTCAGCATGAGACACATTTCCATTTGCAACAGTATCGCTTCCCTCTGCGTGTGACTCAGCTCCAACTGCATTTGCACCATGCCCTTCTGCATGAGAATACATTCCTGAAGCAGATGTGCTATTCCCTTCAGCATGAGACGCTGCGCCTGTTGCATATGTAGTACTTCCCTCCGCATGAGAGTTGCTTCCTGATGCCATAGAACCTAAGCCCTCTGCATGAGAACCATCTCCAGAGGCAGTAGTTAATATTCCCTCGGCATGAGAACCCTCTCCAGAAGCTGTTGTTTCACTTCCCTCTGCATGAGAAGCTTGTTCCGAAGCTGTTGTGCCAACCCCTTCTGCATGGGAGTATTTTCCGTTAGCTTTTGTATTATTGCCCTCTGCATGAGAAGAGTGGCCGCCAGCTGTTGCATCATATCCCTCTGCATGAGAAGCTATACCCCATGCGAGTGTTCTATAACCTTCCGCATGTGAAGCTTGAGCAGTTGATACAGAAAACTGACCTTCAGCATGAGCTGCCATCATGGTCGCCTTAGTACTCCAGCCTTCTGCATGTGTATATCCGCCAGCAGTAATAGTGTTGCCACCTTCTGCATGAGATGACATCCCATTAGCTTGTGTGTTTTCGCCCTCTGCGTGAGAGAATTTACCAACAGCCCTATTATTAGAATAATCATTAAAAATTTCAGCACCTTCTCCAGCAACAATATTATCAGCATAAACTAAGCCTACTGAAGGGTCTGGGTCGTATCCCACTACAACATTCTCATAAGACTGACCCTCTACATTTTCACCAACACTGTCTGGTAAGAATTTCTTATCAATTTTCTTAATTACCTCAGATACTGTACAGTTATATACTATAATTGTATGGTCTCCAGTACGTGCATATAATTTTGTATCAAACGCTCCATCTTCAGTATAATAAAATGGATATTCTGTTAAATTAGAATCACCGAAGCATACGTTTTTAGCATCATTTTGTTTTATTTCGCACATATATGGAACATCATCCCATACAACTTCCACATATTGTTCAACATCATTTGTTATATAAGTATCTAATGTGTTATACTCTCCATCAGATAACAAACTAATATTATTATCTGAAAACAGTTCTTCTCCTCTTACAATACTTGTAGATTCATAATGCGTTCTATTCTTAATATAATCAACAGCTGTTTCATCATTCTGATTCCAATCAGACTGTGGAATTGAATCGATTCTTGCGATAGCATCTGGAATATATTTTTCGTCAAGTTTTTTAATTTGTTCAATTGACGAATCTTCTTCAATCTTTACATTCATTGGAAGTCTTGCAACAATAGACTCATCGACTTCAAGTCTTATTTTCCAGTAATACTTACCTTTGCTTTCATTATAGTAAACAATTATAAGAAATGGAACGCTTTCTCCATATCCGTCATATCCAAACAAACTACCATTACCAATATACGCAAGATATCCGTTTTGTTCATTTTCTGGAAACCATGATACACACGAATGTGTTCCCCAATCTATATTATCAAGATATGTTTTTAATGATACATTATAAGTAGCACCAACAATAGGAGAAACATTTGCATCCGAGAATACAACGCTAAAATCATTAGCGGTTTCACAATCTACATTCTGTACATCGCATAAAACTATTGTATTTTGAACCATTTTGCTCCAGAATGGCTTATTCTTAATATAATCAACAGATGTCTCATCATTCTGATTCCAATCAGACTGAGGAATTGAATCTACTCTTGCAATAGTATCTGGAATGAATTTTTCATCAATAAGCTTTAATCCGCCTTTTTTATCAATACGAGAAATTTTAAAAGTGTAATCGCCACTATTCTCTGGAAGATGTGTTACTTCAGTCACATGAGGGTCGTAGGCTTTCCACATTATCCTAAATGGCATAGAACCATTACCTAAAATAACGCCAAGTGCTCCATCTGCTCTTGATGTACATTCATAAATTTCACCATTAAGAGTTACTTCATATAATTTATCTGCTTCAAGGGTAAACGCTTTTTCAATATGGTAACCCCAGTTTAAGTCATCCCAATAAACTATTGTTTCTTCAAGAACGACAGTTTTTACATCAGCCTCTTCATAATGTGTTCTATTCTTAATATAATCGGAAGCTGTTTCGTCATTCTGATTCCAATCTGGTTGAATAGCTTTAAGCTCATCATATTTAATCTTAGCATTTTCTTTAGTCTCATAAATATCATGAACATGGTCTTTATCTGCTTTGCCAGTTGCAACGATTTCAAGGGCATCAATTGCATCTGTATTTTCGCTAATTAAATCACCAAGTTCCTTCAATGTATCATATGCTTCTCCAGCTCCATTTAATAAATCGTCTTTAAGTTTATTCGTAGCAGAATTTACATATGATTTTGTTTCGTCTACAAACGTAGCCAAACTTTCATCTGTAAAAATTTTTTTACCCATATTTTGAAATCTCCTTTCAAAATTTATAATTAATTTGTTTCTCTTTTCATTCATAAAATTATAGTTTTATATGCTTTAATATTGACGTTATGCATCTACGTATCATGCACAATATTTTCTATTAAAACATATATAAATAAAAGCCATGCTTTTTAGCATGGCTAATATCTACACATTTTAATATTTTGCGTATTACGCAAATAAAGTCTGAATTTCTGCGCTTGTAATTTCCTGAATTTCAGAAATAGCAGTCTGAAGATTTGAAATAGCTGTTGTATGTTCACCAATAGAGCTTGTATTAGCTCCAATCGCAGAAGAAGCACTATTAATTGCTGTAGCAACAACACTATTTTCAACAGGATTAGATGAAGTTGTAGACAATGTAGAGTCAACAACTATCTTATTTGCCCCCATTTCAATACTTTCAAGTTTTGTAACCATATTAGCACTCATAAAACCATTTGCAGATGTTGTAGCCACGTCATGACCATGACCAGAATCTGCCTTATTAGTATTAAGAGTATCGTATTTTGACTGAGCATCTTCTTTTGTTTCATATAAATCATGTGTATGCTCTTTATCTGCTTTATTTGCAAGATAACCATCAACTTCAGCTTTTGTATAAGCATCTACTTTTGGGATAGCCGCAATTTTTTCGTCTGTATATGATTTTGCGGATTCAAGAGCTTCATTTGCAGAGCCGCTTGCATCATAAACACCATCATGATTATGTTCTTTATCGGCTTTTCCAGCTGCTACAATTTCAAGAGCGTCAATTGCATCAACGTTTACGTCAATTAAATCACCCAATTCTTTTAACGTATCATATGCTCCGCCAGCTCCATTAAGTAAGTCATTTTTAACTTTGTTTGCAGCAGTATCAGCAACAGAATCCGCATAAGCTTTTGCGGAATCAAGAGCATCAGAAGCAGAACCCTTTGCATCATAAACATCATCATGATTATGATTTGCATCAGCCTTTGCATTTAAAGCAGTATCCACTTCTATCTGTGTATAATATAAATCGTCATGTGTATGATTTGCATCAGCCTTATTAGCAATAGCACTTAAACGTCTGTCTTCTACATAATTACTAGTTATCAATGCAATAGTAATATTTTTACTTGTAGCTAAATCAAAATCAGATTGACTTAATAAGTTATATGTATATGGAGAAACGGATATTGTTATTGCATTTGTATTTGCAGCTGATGAAATAATGTAAGAAATAGAATCATAATCTACTGGAGACCATGATATATTCAAACTGACTTTAAGATTTTTAATATATAATCTTCTTAAAGAAACACAATCCCCAAAAGCTTCTCTCCAACTTCCAGATTTTGCACCAAAGTTAGTTGTGTTAACAGCATTAAAAGTTCCTGCGTTTTCGATGTTTCTTGCATCAAACATTAAGCCTCTACAGTCTTTAGGCAGCATAATATCAAACATCTTAGGCAAGCCAATTGTTCTTGCGCCATAGTAACTGAATACTTGTGTTGCCCAATTCGCTTTCGCAAAACTATCTTTATACGCTTGGTTTGCCCAGTTTGGGTCAGTAACTACGCCACCAGCCAAATAGAAGCTTTTAAATGTATTGTCTGGAATAGTTGAATAACACAATGGCAATTCTGATGTGTGCGTTAATGTGTAATTTGTTCTTCTGGAAACATCGCTAATATAAGGATTATCACTCCAAAAAATACAATTTGAATACTGTGCGCTTTGAACGTGATATACCCCTTGATTACCTTGACTCCATTTTGAATACATGGCTTCATCATTCATATCAAATAAGATGTTTGAAAACTGAGCAACACCTTCGAGCCAAGGGTAAAATGTTCCTAAAGCACTAGGGAACGCGCTTAATGATAAAATAGAATTATCCGATGTTGGAATAATCTCAAATGTATCTCCCTCTACAAGCCTAACTTCAACGTTTGAGTTTGCAGGATATGTCTTAGGAATATCGTTAGTAACGATTGTTACATCCTCAACACAATAAAATGCTAATACTGTATTTGAGTTTAATGTTGTATATAAATTTTTAACATACTCTTCAGTTACATAGCTTGCCTTTTCTTCTGGAGTTATATGAATTTCACTATTGGAGCTGTGTAAATCAATTTTTGTATCAATTTCAGAAACGGAATCTTCAATAGTATCTTTAAATTTAGTGCCGTCTTCATTTAAAATCTGAGTAGACAAAGTTTTGGGAGCAATTTTTGTTTGTTCGTGGTCAACAAGCCAACGAACTTTAATATTTTCCGCCATTTAAATTCCTCCTTTTATTCAAATCGTTTGAAGAATAAATAAGTTTCTTCACACACTGGTTTAATTTCAATCTCCTCACCATTTAAGTTAATTGTATTACCAGTTGGGTTTGGAACTGGGTCGCCAACATAAGCAGTTTCATGTCCGCCAGTTTCATATAATTTTAAATAAGCTGTGCCGCCAGCATTTTGAATGCTTTTAATAAATGCTTCAGTTGGTTCATATCTAACAGTTTCGTCATCCATACAATGCCAGAATTTAACAGGACAGCGGTAATATCTATATTCTAAACCATCTGAGCCAGTAATTACACCGCTCTTCATAGGATTATAGCCCATAATTTTCTTTTCGTCATAAGTCCATTTAAGCCTGTCTTTTGTGGAAGTCGCGTCTGGAATAGGGTCAAATCCATAAACAGTAGCTAACACCGCACCAGGCCCATTTACAGAGCACCAAGGCCAAGGGTCTAACCAAATTTGATTATAAGTATCTAATACAGGACTCCATCCAGCTTGAGCTAAAACAGGAATGTGACTATGTAAAACTATATTAGTAGTTGTAATACCACCTTCAGAAATTCCAACTAAAAATACTTCTGGATAAAAGTTAAAATTATCCATGCAATAATTATATGCTTTAATATGACTCTGAATAGCAATATATGAGCCAACAGAATCCTGAAGTCTCAAATTGCCTTTATCAATGGCATATTGTTCTGGAAGACCATTAACGTCCATTACAGCATATCCATTAGCAACAAGATACTGCGAAATCGATTGATATTCTGCTTGAGAACTATCTGCTGAAACAGTGCCACCACCACCATGAGCACTAATTACCAAACGAGTTTTCTTACCTTTGTCGGTATAAGATTTAGGGAGAATTAAAACGCCATAGTCTGTATACATTTCAGTTCCGTCAGCAAATTCTGCTCCCAAATTATCTTCTGGAATATACATAGGGGCACAGTTTACTTCTACAGTAAAACGATGAATTGTACCAGCAAGATTAGATGATTCAAATTCTGTTTCAACAACGATATCATCATTTGAATCTCCGATAAAAGCAACCTGTGAACTCAATGTGTCAATCTGCATTTCTACATCAGATGAATTTGCTTTATCGACAATCGCTTCATCTGTATATGCCTTAGCAGATTCAAGAGAAGACTCATCGCCTTTCACAATTTCAGTTTTTAATAAAGCATCATATTCTTGTAGTCTTTCTAAAGACATATATGTTTTTGTTGCCATATTTAAATTTTCTCCTTTCTTTAAGAGAATTTATAATATTCACATATTTATTAATTATTAGTATATTTTATTTATATAATCAAAAGCATCTTCTACTTGCTTTTTAGAATATTTTTTTAAATCTATTTTACTTAAAAGAAATTTAGCCATAATATTATAAGGCTTAATTCTTAAATCAGATATATACGTACAACCGAGGGCACTCTTTAAAAACTCAAATAAATCCAAATCAGAATCTAAATCTGTAATATTTGTATTCATAAAATATATACCTCATCGTTAAAAAATAGGGGATTCCAATTAAAGAATCCCCATGTTTATAAATTTATTAGTTATACTATGATATACTAATTACGCAAAAAGTGCGTTTACTTCATCAGATGTGATAGCTACAAAACTTTCAATCGCTGATTTATTTGCAGCAATAGCAGTTTCATTTGCAGCAATTCTTTCTACAGCAGCATCAAGGTCGTCCTGTTCTGCTTTGTCAACGATTGTTTCTTCAAGTGTTTTAACTCTTGCATCAACACCATCAACTTTACCAGCCATTGCTTCATCAAGACCATCAGCATAATCTTTAGCATTCTGTTCAGCAGCATTCCATTTAGCTACATCGCCATCAGCAATCTTAGCAAGTTCTGCTTCATTTGCATGAACGTGAGCTTTAGCTTCAGCAGCATCCCACTTAGCTTTATCTCCAGAAACGATAAGGTCAAGTTCTGCTTTGTTAGCATGTTCATGGTCGATAGCTTCAAGAGCTTCTACACGAGTGTTCATTGCTGTATTAAGCTCATTAGCTTTTGCAATAGCAGCTTCTTTAGCAGCATCAGCTTTTGATGTAGCATCTTCAGCAGCAGTTTCGATTGCTTCCTGTTTAGCGTCAGCAATCTGGTCTTCCACAGAACCTTCAGCTCCACCAAATTTAGCTTCAAGAGCTTCGATTCTTTCTACCTGACCAGCGTCAGCTTCTTCTAAATCAGCAACTGCATCTGTAAGAGCCTGAGCGTCAGCTTTTGTAGCAACAACTCCCTCAAGAGCGTCTACTTCTCCCTGAGCTTTTTCTACAGCTTCTTCTACAGCATCCATTTCTTCTTTAAGTGTAGCAACGTCTGTCTGAAGAGCAGCAGCTCCTGTTGTATCAGAAAGAATCCAATCAGCCACTTCTTTAAGTGTATCGAAGTCTGCGTCTACACCTTCACCTAAAACAGTTGCAATAGCTTCTGTTTTAGCTGTAGCGATTGCTTCTACAAGTTCTTCTTTGTCTTCAGCTTTAAGATAATCATCTTCAACAGCTTTAATTCTAGAAGCTAATCCAGCTTCGATTCCTTCAGCTCTAGCCTGTTCAGCTTCGATTTTACCAACTACTTCTGTCTTATCAGCAGCTTTAAGGTAGTCAGCTTCGATAACATCAACATCCGCAGAAAGAGCATCTACAGCAGCCTGAAGTTCACCAAGAGCAGCGTCTGTAGCGATTCCAGCTGTCTTTTCCTGAACATATCCTACGATATCTGTAGCTGTAGCACCTTCTGGAATTTCACCAACGTATGCTTCAAGGTCAGCAACCATCTGTTCAACTTTAGCATCTTCAGCATCAGCATAATCTTTAGCCTGTTTTAAGATACCAGTTTCAGCATTGTTAATAGCTGCGATAGCTTCAGCGTTTGCATCAGCTTTAGCGTCTACGCCATCAATATTTCCCTGAAGAGCTTCCTTGTCAGCAGCTTTAAGATAATCACCTTTAATTTCAGCGATTGCTTCAGTATTTGTTTTTACAGCACCATTAGCTAATTCATTAACTTTTGTTTCAGCATGAGCTTTTGCATTTGATTCAGCAGTAGCAGCAGCACCAGCTACTTCGAACTGAGAATCTTTTCCATCACAATAAGCTTTTGCAGCTTCTAAAGTTTTTGCGTCTTCCGCTTTAATCTGGTCAACAAGAGTACCAAGTGCAGTAGTGTCTAAATATTTTTTAATTTCAGCCATGTTCGTATTCTCCTTTTGAATAAAAAAATAATATTAATTTAATTAAATAATGCTATAACATCTTCTGATGTCATAGAATAAGTTCTGTCGGCAACTATTTTATAATCGCCTAATTCATCAATCCAAACAGCAATATGCTCATTGCCGTCTTCAATATTAGTATATATTGTCTGTTCTACTCCTAATTCTGGAAATTCTGTACCAATAAATACTACTTCTTGTGGTCTTGCTGTAATCTGAATCCATTCATTATTACGATAAGTCCATAAAACAGCAGACTCAATAACGAAATAGTAAACTCCGTTAATTGGAGATTCAAGCTCTTTACGAGTTGATTCTGTGTCCAGTTCCTCGATTTGGTTGTAAAACTTTCTCTTATTTTTAAAGTCAAGAGCAATTCTTCCACTGTCTTGACAGAAAATAAGCTGCCCATTTTTAATTACCAAATCTTTAACTCTTTCGGAGGTGGTTGCGATTACAGACAATACTTGTTTTGTACTTGTATCCGCCATAATTTATACCTCCATCATTAGGGCTCTAAAATTCAACAATAGCCATTGCAGATTCAGAATATTCTTCAATCATATTCTGTACTGTAGTTGCATTAACTTTTTCTTCTTCAAGAGTAGCAATCTTAGAATAAATATCCTTTAATTCGCCACTATTGTCATAAAAAACTCTAGTACCATTAAAATCAAAAGCAACTCTTCCTTCGTCTTGAATGAATATAAGCTGTCCATCTTTAATGCCCAGAGATTTAATCTTATCGCCAGTAGTTGCAACAATCTTAAATTCGCGTTTAGTTATCACATAAGACTTTGATTCTTCATCATAAACCATCTTAGTGTTTTTAGATAAATAACTATTATTACAATCAATAGGTTCAGCAGCATCTGTAGGATTAAAATTATAGAAAGAACCACCAGATATAACTACTTTCGCTGTGCCATTTCTAAAGTTAGCATCATAGCAGTTAATAGTTTCCCCATATCCATTCATACTAGAAACTTGTTGAACTTTGTAATAACCGCCATTAATATATGCAGTACCAGTATGAACATAAATAGAAGAAATGTTACCAATATAAGTACCACTTTCAACAATTAACATACCACCGTCACAAACATCAACGGCATAGCAATCATTTTCTTTAGCAAACAAAGTACCAGTACCAGCATCGCTACTGTCTAACAATGTTAAAATACCATTATTGCGAACAGAAATTAAAGACCATTTTTTTTCATTTGTATTCCAAATGTCTTCTGTGTTCTTAATTGTACAACCATTTAAATCAATAGTAATATTTTTTGACACTATTACAGTTTCTGCTACTACAATATCACTTGTTAATTTAATAACAGTATTCTCAATGGCATTGTCAATCAATGTTTGTAAATTATTATTCATGTTTTATATTCACCACCTTTGCTTTAGAATTCTACGATTTCAACCAGAGAATCTTCAGACTCCTTAATCATTGTCTTAACTTCTTCTGCTGTAACCTTAGTAGCAATTTTTTCTTCCAGTGCAGATACATCCGTAGGTTTGCACAGGTTTACGAACTCATTGCCATTCCAAACATAAGCGTCTGAACCATGAACATAAATCTTTCCTGACTCACCAGCCTCAGGAAGAGATTCACCATTAACAATAACAACTTCATCTTCTTCTCTGAGAATTACTGGATTGCCATTTTTATCAATCCAACCAATTTTAGGATTATCAGTATCGCCATCTAAAAACAAGATGTCAAAACTATCTAATCTACCAGACTGAATAGCAGATTCTAATCCAGCGCTGCTACCAAATGCATGTTTTGCTTTCATAGCCATGTTCTTTTCCTCCTTTATAAAATTTTTATATATAAAACTCTAATGGAGTATTAGAGTCCCTAATGGGCATCTAAAATATAATTCATTTCTTCGATAGTTAATTTACCATCTACACGAAATTCCATAATTTTTTCTTTTTCAATTTTTCCGTTAATATATAAGCGTCTAACGGCTTCCGCAAAAATACTAATTCCCATGATTACACCACCTTTTAAATAATACCATTGTTAATAAGATATAAAATCACTTCATCGATTATTTCTTCTGGTGTGGACAGATTTAATGTTTTTAACTTTTTGTATTCATGTTCATCGATTTCAATCAAATCCACTGTTTCAAAATGCATTTCTGAAGTAGGTATATTATATAAAGTGCGTTCATGCCAAACGGTATTTCCGTCAGAAGAAAGTATAGCTTGTGCTTCATTCTCATCACTTAAAACCATGATTTTATGCTTAGGTTGATATTTCAAGTAAATTAATTGGTCGAGCACATCTATAACTTTATTATCTTTAATAACTTTGTAAAACATATTTTCTTACCTCACAAAAAGAGGGTGGGGAAGACCCACACCCTCACATATTAAAATGATATTTGAATTAATACGCCATAACCATTAATAACATTTGGCTGACTAATTCCTTGCGCCTTACCAGTCTCATCCACACGCCATACCCAGTTTGCATAATTTGCATTAGGTGAGCGAAGCCAATAAGCATGATAATTTCCACCATCAAACGCACGCTTTCTATACTCATCCCTGCTCATATATGAAATAGGTGTACCTTCACTATTATATGGTTCAATATTTTGAGAAGAATCAACTTCTATAACAGATGGCACAGTAATATAACAATTAGAAGGTGTTACTTCTGTATAATACTTGTTAGGAGTCACAGATGTATTTGTGATACCGTCATTTGAATAAACAATAACTTGCTTCATTAACAACTTAATCTGTGTTGGCATAGCATTATATAATCTACCATTTAAAGATGTATTTAATGCTGATGTAGCCCAACCGCCATCATTAACATTGGAAGCATTCCATAATTTTGTTCTTCCTAATAAGTGTGAAGCCAATAAGCTAAATGAACATCTCTTAGATGGATTATCTGATAAGAAATACTTTCTAAATCCACAAGCTTGCAAAGTAATAGACTCATGTGTCCACATAGCTAAATCTTTACAAATGTCATTTCCTAAATCAGCATACCAAATTTTTGCCCAGTGAATATTACCAACAGCGTTGTTTTCATAATATCCATCTTCTGGGTTGGAAGCTCCAAATATTAAAGAACATGAACCAGTTGTAATCTTGTTTCTAGACAATTCGTTAGTTAAAACATTATTATTATCAAGATTAGACTTATAAATAGTTAAATTGTTATCGCCTTTCTTATGTCTGATAACTATAATTTCACGCTTACCAATTTCACCAACGTTATTACTATCAGTAGCTGTTCCCCAAGTAAACTTTGCACCACTATTATATGAAAGTTTAAATCCGTTGCTTCCATTTGTCTGGAAGCATTCAGCTAATACTGAATCTGATGCAGTACCATCTAAGAATTCATAATCGATTGCGAGAACAAAATCTTTATCTTCTTCAAATAAACGAATTCCAGTATCAATGTAATTTGTTCCGTCAAAATAAGTCTTTTCTGATATCAATAATTTTGATTCAATATCATCATAGTTAACATCATTTCCGATAACAAATGAATATGGGTCTCCGTCTGTGATAATGCTTTCGGCAATTCCAAGTTTATTCATCGCATAAATTTGAACTGGTTTTAATTCAGAAAGTTCTACGTTATTAAACGCACTAGATGTATATTTGAAATCATCAAATATAGCATCTACAATTTTAACGTCATCATCATTAAAATCACCATTTAAGATTCCACTCTTATTCCATCTATTAAACAAATAATATTTATATGCAGGTTCTTCGTCTGTATAAGTTGGTGTAGAACCAACATAAGGGATGTTATCACCATAGTTACCAACAACTGGTGTTTCGTATCCTTTTAATGGTTTACCCATAGCTCTATACTGAATACCATATTGTCTGATAGATTCAGAATATGTTGCAGTGATTGTTAACGGTTCAAAGATAGGCATCTTTTTAAAGTCAGTATCCCAACTATCAAAAGTATAATTTGTACTTATTGAGCTTTCTTTTGTAGGAACGTCAATAGGATTTATATCTCTTGTTATTGGGTCTACAGCAAATCCACCCTCATCAATATACTGAACATCTAATACAGTTCCATCTTCATTAACAAATGTAACTGGGAACTGTAAAATTAAAGTGTTACAAGTAATGTCCAAATCAGACCAAGCCTTGTCATAATCGCTCTGCTGTTTCTGTTTTAACACAGCAACATGAGCGTTACCAGCTAATACAGACATATCTGTGTCAAGGATACCAGATGAATCTCTACCGCCCATAGTAATCAATCTGTCGAAAATTGAAGCATCTTTAATCTGATATGTTGAATCCCAATTCAAACCAATTAATCTAACTGTATTAAGAATAGGGGAATTATCAACAACATTATAAGTATTAATATTAGGTGTATTTTCAATAATTAAAGTCTGTAAATTATCATATCCATCAACTACAAAACCTTCATCTGTTATATAATTTAAATTCTTCATTACTAAAGAATTAATCTTTGGAAGGTGAGCAGTGTGTAATAATCCACCATTTGCAAAAATCACACCAGATGCATTAGTGCCCTCTGCATATAATTCTTTCAAATTACTACATGAACTTACATTGACAACAGTGTTAATACCAGAAACATTTCTAAGGTCTAAGTACTCTAAAAGAGGATTGTTTTCAACAAGAACCTCGTTCATAAATGTATTTTCATAACCGTCATCTGTACTACCAATTACAAGTTTTTGTAAACGAATAGCACTAGAAAAGTTGTTGTCTCCAATGAAGCATCTTGATAAGTCTCCTACTTCCTGAATGAAGCTTGCGCCATACACATAAATAAAGTCCATTCTTTCTGCGTCACTTTCAAAGTATACTGTTTCTCCAGCTTTCGCTTTTTTATGAATTGGAGTACCAGTACTAGTATACTGTACACATACATACATATCAGAATAAGGAACTAATGTAAGAGAGTAATTTGGTTTTATACTTCCGCCAATAGGCACATTACCTCTAACCCAGAATCTATCAGCAAGAGCTTTATTTCCAAAGTATTTTGTAGCAAAATACATTTCCTGATTAATTTCAAATGCTCTTCTTGCATATTTTTTACGACCAAAGAATTTACCAATAAGGAATGTTTTATCTATGCCTCTAGCCATTCTATCATCGGCAGTTGTTATGCTATTATCGATAGATAATCCTAAGTAAGTTCTATAATATTTTCTTTCATAGTCCAATCTCCAAAGTTCTTCTGGAAATTGAGCTTGAGAATTATCCCACTGTGAAATAAGAGAATCAGAACTCCATGCATTCTTATCTTCTCTGTTTTTGAACATAGACTGCATTTCTGCTGGGAATAAATCACGAAGTCTACAGAAGAATACACTGTCTGCAACTCTGAATACATAGTCAGATGTTGGGTCTCCATTAACATAATAATCTGTATCTTCTTTTCCGTATGAGAATACATAATCACCAGTATTGTCAATACCTAAGCAAGTATCAAAGTCATAACCAAATGTAAGGTCATAACGATACCCATTATTGATTGAAGCCGCTTCATCGTCAATAATGTAATAACTAGCTTCTGTTTCTCCAAGAGCGGCAGCTTCTTCGTTTGAAATATATACTTTTCCATAATGCCAGAATGAGTTCTTTGCACGGTTATCTACCATAGTATATCTTTCTGTAAACAGATAAAAGTACAATGCAGAATCCACAACAAAATAGTCTTTTAAATGAGCATAGAATTCTTCATCAGTAGAAGTAACAATAAATTTATATAAATCTCTCCATGTATCAATATTAACCTGACGTTGTTCTTCTGTAATATTTTTCATTTCATATCTAAATTCATATGTCTTTCCACCAAATGACTTAAATTCTCCCTCTTCATCATATACATATTCATTAGAATATAATACATCATAAGCTGTGTTACCAGTTGTCCATTCGTTAATTGGACATACTGCATGACCATCTTTTCCAGTTGGAAAAGCCGATAATGGTTTATCTGCGTCTGTAATTTCAACTACATGTTCTTTTGGGTCTTTTTTATTATTAACACGAGTATCATCTGTTTTCTTAGAGTCGCCAACGTTACCAATTGCATAGAAGTGCCAATTGCTGTCATTAAACTCTGTATGTTTTACATCTGTACTAGTTTCTCTAATAAATACAACACAGTTGTGGAACTCCATAGTGTCCTTAACCCTACTATCTTTCTTTCTTGCATAACGTAAGAAAGGCTGATATTCATTAAATCTTTTAGCCATGCCAGCATTATTTGCATTTTCAGAAGATGCAATATTTACTTTGATGTTTAAATAATCAGTAGGAACTGATGTATCTGTTAAAGTAATAGTAGAAGATTCAACGGTAATAGGTTTTCCATTTTCATCCGTATCAGTCCACGTAAACAAAGATTCATCTCTGTCCATACAAAGGTCGATATTTCTTCCTGAATAACCATACAAGTTACTTGAAGTACCCTGACCTCTGTGTCTTACGCCAGTACAATCCCAATTATCGTGTGGTCTAGTACCATTAGGATATCTAAAATAAACTTTACAATCGTCAATCTTTATATCTTTATCCCATGTAAAATATGGAACTTCAATAAAGATATATCTTAAATCTGGGGCAGCTTTCATTAAAGCATCAACATTAAAATCACCAACTGCCGAAGTAGATACTAAACTACCATTTTCATTATAGATGTTATTTCTATTATATCTAGTAATCATTTCACTAGCGTTTCTTGCATCGGCAATAAAGTTGTTTTTAATATCTGTATCTGTTAATGAATTTGAATATGCTTTCATTCTATAAATATATACATCACAATCATCGCTACCAATTGTAATAGGCTGTGCTGTAGACTGTTTGAATGATGATGTTTCAGTATATTCATAAGGCTTACTAGGAGTACCATCTTCATATGACATAACTATCATCATATCTGTATACTTATTTATATTAAATTCATATTCAACGATTGTGTCTTCGCAATAATTTGATTTTAATGAGCCACCACTTTCATAGATAGTAGCATGTTCAATCTTCATATCTAAACCAATATTTGCATTCATACAAGTTAAGAAAGAAGTGTCACGCTTTCTAATATTTTTAGTTCTAAAGATGACTTTAAATTCTTTACCATCTTTTTTAGGGTCATCGCCAAATAAGTTATAATTGATTGTAGCAGTAGTACCAGCTTTTACGCAAAAATACTTATCGCCATTCTCATCAATTTGATATCCACCATTAACCCAGTCAAAGTTGTCAGAAACAGTCATATTTACACCAGTATTTTTGTCAGACCATAATCTATTTGCTGAACTATTAGAATAGTCAGTAGGGTTTGGGTCAAAATCAAATGCCAATCCAGCAGTTACTGGCTCAATATCAATACTTAATTTTTCGACATTCATTGTAATTACTTTTGGTTCTGCTTCTCCGCAAGTAATAGTAAATACAAATGTTCCCTCGCTATTTGCTTTATATGAATATGTATAATAACCATATTCATCTTTTTCTGTTAATGTTTCTACACTTAATACGTTTTCTCCAATACGCCATGTCACCTCTGGAGTTTCTGTTCTAGGGTCGTGCACAGCGTATTTAATATTTATAGTATTATACTGAATCGCATCAATTGTAGTTGTGGCACATCCAATAACTGGAATAGAAGTATTGTCATCAAACCAAATAATATCTTTGTATATATGATTAGATTCTACTAACGTATTGTTAATAGTAGCCGTCATATATACTTCTAATAAATGACTTCCATGTGTTTGAGATGGAAGCATATATGATGTAGGAATACCAGAAGTCGAAGTTTTTACCACTCCTAATTCTTCCCCATCTAAAATAAAGTGAATATCTTTTTCAATTGCACCATAAGGAGTGTAATTAAAAGATACATTTCCATTATATTTATAAGCATCATTAAAATTAGATTCTAATCTTACGTCTACTTTTTGTACAGTCCAAGACTTTGTAACCAAGCTTCCAGCATCGTCTGTAATTGTTAATACAAACTTCTGACTTGTAGTAGTTGCAAAATCGGTCACATCAAAAGTATTATCTCCATTTGTGGCGATACCAGACGCAATAATTTTTGAACCAATTTTCCATGTATAATTACCCTCTGTTATAACGTCACCAGATGAATCAATTCCAGAGAAGTTATAAGTAATCAACATTTTATCATTTACTGTTGCTATAACTGGAGATGTTGTTACATATGAAATTTTAAGAGAGCTACCAGAACCGCCACCAGAACCACCAGTAATAGTGAATTTCTTTTTAGCTTCTTTCTTTTCTCCCTCTTTACCCTCGTTTTCAATTTCATAAAATACAAATACATTTTCACCAACATCTGGGTCTTCTGCATCATTATAAACAACATCATATGTAATACGTGGAGAAGTATCTATCGCATTAACGCTTTCTTGCAATTCTCCAAGCGTTTCGCTTAAAGAAGAAATATTTTCTTTATTTGTTTTAACTGAACTTTCCAAAGGATTTGTTTTATCTGTTACAAAAGTTTCAGTAGCATATCCAGTTAAATCAACCTCAACGTTTTTAATGGCTTCATCAATTTCTGACTTATTATATGTTTCATCTTTTGTATAATAATTACCTAATTTTGCAGTAATATCTTCTGCCGCAATAGCATTTGCAACATCTGTCTTAGTAGCGTATTCGCCATCTTCAAGAGTAGTTACAAGTTTCAAGTCAGAATCTGCAATTGTATAATAATTATCAGTTAAATTCTTATTAATATTTTCAATAGACTTATTAACGTCATCTGAAAGAGCATAATCTTTTAACTGTTCTGAAACATCAACAGAATCAACAGCTGTATCAATATAATCAACAAGATTTTCGGCTTCGCCAATATTACCAACCAAAGCTTTAACTTCTGTTGTTTTTGCATAAGCAGTCAGTTTGCCCTCGATATCAGCATCTGCAATCTGCTGATTAACATATGATTGCATTTCTGATGTTGTGCTATAATCTTCTAAAGCATTTTCAACAATAGTTGTAGCAGTAGTTTCTGCATTTTTAGCAGCAGTCTCTGCTCTATCAGCAGCGTCTTCAGCCTGAGTAACTAAGCTTCCAACTTCTACTTTTTTAACTTCTTCTGCAATGCTTTCAGCTAAATCTGTTACAAGCTCTTGCAACCAACTATTATCAATGTCATTGATTACACCCTCGCAATCACACATAGATTCGTAAACATACAACTCTTTATTGCGTTTAGTTTTCCATGTATAAGCTCTTGGAACATTATCGCTACCAGTTACAATACCGTCAGCATGAATCTCAAATTCAAGTGTACCAACATCAACCGTAGCATTTGCATCAACAAGCCATCCAAATCTAATCTTATCATTATTATAAGTTACATTTACTGGTCTAACAGGCTGATGTCTTCCATTTGCAGTTGTATAATGAATAGTAATATCCGCTTTTGTTAAATCATAGCCATCATATTTTCTATTCATTTCAAACGGTATATACTGAGAATTTTCTTCTTGAGTGATATTGAACTGATTTCCATCTAATTTTATTTCTTTTTTATCACTAATAGTTGAAACATTATTGTCATTAAAAACAGAATAATATACATATTTATTGTGCTGTTGCCAATTTCCACCATCGCCAGAATAAGCAGCAACACTAGGAGTTTCTTCAAGTGTCATAATTCCAACATTTTCAACACTTGGTTCATCTATGTTCATTGTAGCAGCTAACTTTAATGGTTTTGCTACAGTTTTTTCAATATTATTTTTTAAAGAATCTTTAAATGATAAACTCAATTCATGTCCTCCTTTCATAATAAAAGAGGACGAGTTTATCGTCCTCTAATCATATAAATTAAAATTCAACAACATTGTTGTTTTCACATCCACAATCATTTTCATGATTATCGTCTTCTGGCTCGTTTTCTGAACCATCAGAATTAGAATCTAATTCTACTACTGGAATTCCCTCATCTAACATATCTCTAACAGAAACTTTATTTCCAACTCCAACGCCTTTTGCAGAAAGCTGAAGAGTATCTTCAACAGAATCATAAATAAGATTATCAACAACTGAACCAGCATCAATTACATTTGCTAATTCTTCTAATGCTCTAATCTGTGCATCTTGTTTAAGAATTCTCTGGTCAAGAGCGGAAAGTGCAGAATCTGGTATAATATCAGACCATGCAGATATTGGAATAATATCTATAGTAGTAGGAGAAGTCTTTCTAACTATCTGAATTCCATTTCCATTTTCGTCCAATCCAGTATAGGCGAAAGTTAATTGTAATTCAATTTTCCCAGCTTCTTTTGTAAGCTTAGTATCAAAAGGAAGCTTATACTGTAAAAAACAATCTTTATATCTTTCATCTGAGAGAGTGAGATATTCAGTTCGATATTCACGAGATACTGGAAGAATATATTCCAACACAACAGAAGCTTCAGACATATCATTGCCTTTATAATTAGAATTTACTACAAAAACTAAATTGTCAACACATTTGCTTCTCTGCATAATTCTCTCTTTATGTGAACCATACATTGAGTTATCATCATTAATTAATATCACGTACATTTATCTCACCTCACTTAAATTCCTAAATATTCTTTTACTTCATCAACAGTAGCAGTAGGGGAGGCAGAGCCACCAAAACAATCCCACGCACCATCAATTGTATAATATATATTAGTACCAGCAGTATATGTCATGCCAGCACCTTCTCTAAATGTTTCATCTGTAACAAAATCATCTTTGATATTGTATACATAACCAGCCACAGCAGTTTCTTTTGCAGTTGCCAATTCATCAAAAGATATAGTTCCCTTTGGCACAAATACAATATTTAAACCATTAAACATATCTTTCATTTCGTTATAATACCAACTAGCATTATCTGTATCTTCGCCAACTCTAGTACCAGTACCACCAACAGTATATGATTGAGCTTTGTTAGCGCTATTTAATGCGTTTGTTTCACTCAAACTCGCATTGGCTTCACTTAACGCAGATGCATCTTCACTTGCCTTTGCATTAGTTTCACTTAACGCAGATGCATCTTCACTTGCCTTTGCATTAGTTTCACTAATCTTTGCGTTATTCATATACTCCTTAGCATCATCCATGTGAGATTTTGCGTTGTCCATATGCTCCTTAGCATCGTCCATGTGAGATTTTGCAGTTTCCATATAGGTTTTTGCATTTTCAGTACCTTCATCGTCTCTCGTTTCAGTACTTCCATCAAAGCTACCCATTGTATATGACTTTGCTAATCTAGAGTAATATTCAGCATTATCAACATCTTCTTCTTTTCTTGCATCAATACCAGTTCCACCCATTGCATAAGATTTAGACATTTGAGAATAATACTGAGCATTATCCGTATCTTCGCCATCTCTGTTCCCAGTGTCACCAACAGCCCAAGATTCTGATTGACTACTAAACCACTGAGCATTATTAATATCTTCACCATCTCTATTGCCAGTCCCACCTATAGCCCAAGACTCAGACTGACCGCTATACCATTGAGCATTATCAGTATCTTCTCCACTTCTAACATCATCTTCTGTATGTCCTACAGCCCATGATTTAGACATCTGACTATGGTATTCTGAGTTATTTGTATCTTCATCAGCTCTACCCTCAATACCAGTACCACCAATAGCCCAAGACTCAGACATTAACGCATGATGTTCAGAAGCTTCAATTACAGCTTTATAATCTGCTTCAGCTCTTGTCAATAAATCATTAAGACCATTATATTCATCTGAAGATTCAACCAATGTGTTATCAATCGCAGGTTCGTATACATATACTCTAAATAACATAGTTGATATAATTGATGAGTCATCTATTGTGATAATTTCACCAGTATCAACATTTACAACGGCATTCCCTTTATGTATAACTACTAAGTCAACGTCACAAACACCACTTGAAGCAAGCATTTGTTCTGTTAATTCCATTTCAATTTGACCCTTTGGAGTTATCGTACAGAAATCAAAAATTGTATGACCATCTGATTTTTTATATCTAACATATGCAGTGTGCTTGCTAGGATTTAAATTAAATATCTTTCCTTGATTATAGCAAGTAATAGTAACATATCTTGAATTGCCGTCATATTGTTTAGCATTAATTAAAGTATATTTATCATCGTAAAAGTCAATATTTATATTTTTAATAATATTTAAAGCCATCTTTATCACCACCTAACAATACACTTAAAATTGCTATTTTATTCAAATCCGTTTTTTAACTTGTCTTTATAGACTTCCATAATTACTTCCATAGAAGCTGTTACACGACCATTTTCCATGTTGTGCTCACTAAGAACCTTTTCGTATTTTTCATGTATCTGAATTACATGGTCAAAAGACTCTTTATTATATTTTCTTCCAGATGTCAACGCAGAACAGAAATTCAAAATTTCCCACCTCATATCATCGACTTCTTTGTCAACAAACATATTGGTTAGCTTATGTAGAGAATCACTTATACTATCAATAATTTTATCTCTGTGTTCATTGCTTTCAGTAATGCGATTATTCAGACGTTTTTCTCTTTCAATTGAAACCTGTCTATCGTTGGCACGATTTTCATTAAACTTTGTCATTTCGTCATGAATAGCCTTTCTGTCTTCTCTGCTTTCTTTCATATAAGTATTTAAATTTACTCTAAATTCTTCTTCATCTTTTGCATGTCGTGCTCGTAATTCATCAAGACTTTCAGCAGTAGCTTTTGCTAACTCTGCGGTAGTCTTTAACAACTCGCTTTCTTGCCGTCTTTGTTTCATTCTTCTTGTTTCAATGCCAAGCTTATCAAAAACAAACCAGTCAAATAATGACCACACAGTTTTAATACAAATGAGAAGAAGGAGTACAGCAATAAATACATACCACCAGTCTATTTGTGTCAATTGTTTTAAATCACCCATTTCACACTAGCACCCAATCCTTTCATTATTATAAAGGCATCTCAATGCAGTGTGATGCCTTGATAAACCAAGAGAGTGTGATTAAACTCTCTTGGCTATATAATGTTAATAGTTACACTTTTTTTAAATAGCTACCAGATGCATATCCAGTTTTGCCATTGTATGTTACATAATACCATTTAACTCCATTTACTGTTGAATATTTATTTTTATATGTAACAGTTGAGCCTTTTGGAATTACGCATAACACGTTGTTTTTATTAATTACACCAGCTGCGCTTCTTAAATTAAGATTTGCAGTAGTCTTATATTTAACAACTTCTTCTTTTTTAATGTAGCTAGAGTGAACAAATCCATATTTACCATTGTACTTAATATAATACCATGTACTTCCATCAGATGCTTTCTTAGAATCACAAACTTCAACTTTGCTATTTCTACTCAGTGGACTAAATACAACTGTAGGATTTTCAGCGCCAGCCCAAGTTCTTACGTTTAATGAAGACGCTGTGACAACGCCAGTCCATTGTGCAGTTTTATTTATTGTTGATGTTGTTGAGGAAGATGATGGTTTTGAAGTAGATGCAGTAGAAGAGGAAGTTGATGAACTAAGTTTGTTCCAAAATTCTGTTTTCCATTTTGCATTTTTTGCAGTTGTTCCACACCAATAAGCTGGACATGTTTTTCCAGTAACATCATAATGACGAATAACTCTTGAAGCTGGAACGTTATATTTCTTCATCAATGATTTAGTAAGTGCAACAACGTTTTCAATTGTTTTTGCAGAAGGATAGATAACACCATTTTTAATATCGTCACAAATTTCAATGCCAATAGAATTTGTATTTGTGCACTGTTTATAGAACGAATGTCCACCAGAACCCTGCAATCCACCACCACAATGCCATGCAACATAATCATCTGGAACAGACTGTGTTACAGAATCATCATCAACAAAGTAATGAGCAGAAGCATTTCTATTTGCACCATCAAAATATTTTCCATTATTTTCATCTGTGTCGCCATCATTAGCAGTATAATGTATTACAATATACTTGATTTGAGACAGACTTCTTTTTGCGCCATAATTACTTTTATGAGCAATGTTTGTCTTCATTGTATACGCCATATTATCACCCTTTTCTTCCTTTGTAATTTTAGCACCGTCAGATAAAACCACAACGGTGTGTCCTTGTGTTTTTGTTACGAGGATATCTCCGCGTTTTAAATAGTCGCTAGACTCACAATACTTATCGCTTGTTAAAATTTCAAATTCGCCTGTATCTTCAAGTGCATCTCTCATAGTTCCAGTGTAGAAATCTCTAGCATTAACCCCAGCATATTTAACACATACGCGAACTAATCTTGCACAGTCAGTTTCACACATGGTTTTTAATTTAGAAATATCAAAATCTAATGATTTTACAGCTTCGTATAAAGTCTTATTTTGATTTTGGTCATATCCAACGTATTTTGAATCACAAGCATATTCCATGTCTTTGGCAATCTTTTCAGCCTTTTTGCTGTCTTTTGGTCGAATTAAAATCCAACCCTTTGGATGAAGATACCAATCTTGTTTGCTAATTTCTTTATCAATTTGAGAACCAGCTTGTCCACCCTTGTATTGTCCACGCTCGTCTACACGAGCAGAACCAACAATTACAGGTTTAGCCATAATATTACCTCCTTAATAAAAGCCATTAATTTTTGCTAGACATCTGCAATATAGCTTGTTTTACTTTGTCGTATCCAAGTGTACTAACCAATGTACTAGCAAATCCCATTAAAATCATATAAATAACATTATTAACAGTAAAAGGAATTGCGCTTAACTGATAATAAATTCCACAACCACAAATACCAACAACCATTGCAACAATGAGAGCTGTAACATTGTAAGAAATATTCGCTTTATCAGTTACAATTTTTTTAATACATTCAACTACCAATCCAGTGATAGTAGAGAATGAAGCCAATAACATTAAAAAAGTAGTTACATCCATTTTATATTCCTCCATTACCCAACGTTTTCATCTTCAGTCTCAATCTCAACATCAGACGCAGTATCATAATTTTTTATAACCTTAGAAATTTTAATTCCAGCCAAACTTAAAATTTCAACTGTCCAAAATGAATACCATAAAGTAATCAATGTGCTGCTGACTTCCATAGAAGTAGCACATTGAATATACAAACAAGCAATTGTAAATACAAGAATTGCAATAATAGAAGCAATTAAAACTTTATTAGAAGTACTCATCTTGCGTTTATACTTATTTTTTTCAGCTTTTAATTTATTTTTGAATTTAATTTCTTTATTTTTTTCTTTTATTTTTTCAAGTTTTTTCTTAAACTTTTCTTCTGTCATGTCAATCACCATCTTTCATGAAACTCACCTTATTAACTGATTGCAAATTGTATCTGTTGTAAGACCCAATTCTTTAACTCATCGATATCAACCAAGTCATTATAAGAACCAGAAGTTGCCACAGAAGACAACGATGGTTTATTAGATAAATCATTATATGAGCCAGAAGTAGCAACAGCTTTTAAATTTGGCTTATTACTTAAGTCGTCATAGCTTCCGCTAGTAGCAACATCAGCCAAATCATCCGAATTAGCTTTTTTATTTAACAAATTATTGGTTTCTGTTTTATTATAATAATTAGTCAAATTATTTACACTATTGGTAATAAAACCACTATCATTATTAAATTCGCTTAATTTTGTAGGTGCATCAAGCAAATCGTAATAAGAACCAGAAGTAGCAACATTAGCCAAGTTAGTAATAACGCCAGAGTCAATTTTAACTCCATTTTCCAACTTTAAGCTACGAGCAATGATATTACCATTAATACTAAGTTCTCCATTTTCATTAACTTCAAAAACTTCGTCTTCACCATTGGTAATGTTCATAACCTCTTCTGTTTTAGGACTAATTGTAACAGTGTTTTTACCATGATTTACCACAAGACCATTTTCATTAAATGTCATTGTACCAACACTGTCTCCAGTTCCACTTGTAATAGATAATCCATCTCCATCAAACTTCATAGCCCCAGATTCACTTTGCATAGATAAATTTTTACCCAAAATAAATTTACCTATAATTGTTTCACCATTGACTCCATATGCCATTTTTTCT